TAAGCTTTAGTCATAATTGCCCTGAATATGGATCCTATAAAGATTTTTTAACAGACGAAAATTACGTATATCAATTTAATCCTGGTTATTTAGATGAGGTTAAAGGAATATTAGACAATATAAATTTTCCGTTACGTATTGATAACTTTGGCTTAGAAACAATTCCAAATAACAGTCAGACACTAAGTTGTATTCCGGCCTGTATGGAAAGTTTTGTATATTTGGTAACAGAAACATGTTTTTTTGATAAAAAATTACATCTTACTGAAAAAATTTTTAAACCAATTGTTAGTCGCCAACCGTTTCTATTGTTAGGATGCGCTAATAATTTGCAGTATTTAAAAAGTTACGGTTTTAAAACTTTTAATAGATGGTGGGACGAAAACTATGACGTAATTGAAGATCCACTAACAAGATTGCAAGTAGTTGTTGACATTCTTAAAAATATCTGCTCAAAATCAAATGAGGAATTAAAAGAAATGCTGTTAGAAATGCAAGAAGTTCTTGATTATAATTATAATTGGTTTTACAGCAAAGAATTTTTAGACTTAGTTTGGGAAGAAGTAAAAACTAATCTTCAGGATTCAATTGCACAATCAAAACTTTAGACTTTTGTAAGAATTCAACACCAGCAGTATCTCGATAACTCTGACCGTAAAAAACGTTCGTAATTCCACTCTGATAAATTAATTTGGCGCACTCAAGGCAAGGGCTGTGAGTAACAAACAAAGACGCACCGGTGCCGGACTCGTTACTCTTAGCAAGTTTAGCGATTGCATTTGACTCAGCATGTAATACTTCTGGCTTTGTTTTTAATGATCCGTCTTCTTCTATATCTTCACACACATTGGACCAGCCGGCTGGCATGCCGTTATACCCAATGCTGATAATTCTATCTTCTTTAACAATTATTGCGCCAACTTTTAATCTACGGGCATGACTTAATTCTGCAAAAGTTTTTGCAGTTTGCATATAGGCCTGTTTAAATTTTTCTTTCATTTAACGCCCATTTGTTTACGAATAGCAGTTGCCGATATAGCTTGAGTTGCATCATCAAATGTTTCTTGTTCAATGATATAACCTACATCGCGACCATATGTTATATTAACAATGTTAGGAACAATAACAATTTCGTACATACCTTTATATACAGGATCAAGATCTGCACGGATATATTTTTTAACTTCATCTAAATCAAAAGGATTACTATGATTCCAAGCTTGACAATCTCGAATCATAATACAGACTTGTCCTGTTTTCTTTATTGCACGTTCAAACAGAGCTCGATGACCTGCATGCCAAGGTTGCCAACGACCTAACATCTGCACTGTAGGCTTGCGCCAATCAAATGTTGGACTATCATCAATTTGAGCAGTTTCATTTGTGATGCTCAAGTAGCCTTCACAGTAAATGTTCCATTTTTCAATTCCGTTTTCGATCGTTATGTCATCGCGCATAGGAACACGAATATCTAAATGCTCTACTAAATATTCTGTTCCGTTCTCAAACACACGCCACACTTTACCGCTACCATTATGTTGATGATTAAATCTTATGTGATATTTGTTCATATATTTCCTTTGCCCATCTGCCTGCATCTTGTTCGGTAACTCTTACATTATAATAATCTGGTGCAACAAATACTTGATTGGTGTCTTGAAATCTGCTTTCGATTATAGTATCCAACCAAATTGTAAAGTGAGGATCATAGATTCCTCTCATCTCAGGCAAAGGACAAACAAAGTCTGCTATAACATATTTTGTTTGTGCCTTGTCTGCTAACTCTCTCATTCTTGTGCTTTGCCTGAGTCTTCCCTCTGAACTAAAATCCCAATCATTATATTTTTTTCTAACTTCGTCGGCGTTAAGCCAGATCACATCGGGCTGTAGATAATTAATTAGATTCAAAGCCAAGGTCGTTTTACCTGCACCCGGCAACCCCATTATAAGTATTCGTTTTGTCATGAAAACACCCGTACACCGTATTTAACTTCAAATCTATCTGCATCGGTCCGGTCATTAACCATGGGTTCGCCTTTGATATTCAAACTGGTATTAAGCAACATAGGGCAATCGGTAAGTACGAACCATTTTTCTAACAGTTCTCTGATTCCCGAACCATCTGCCGGAACCGTTTGTACTCGACTGGTCCCATCATAATGACAGATAGCAGGAAAACGGTCAGGATACCTGCACTGAGCGACTGACTGCATATAACGGCTATTACTCCACCCACTGCGGAAATCAAAGTACTGATCAGCCATCTCCTCCAATATAACAGGGGCGAAAGGTCTAAACTTTTGTCTGCGTTTAATTTCATTTACTTTATCCTTGATATGTGGACCTCTTGGGTCTGCTAATAAACTTCTATTGCCTAAAGCACGTGGACCAAACTCTGCGCGACCATTAGCAACACCACAAATGCCGTCAGATAGTAAACTATCAAGTATGGATGTAACCGGATACGGTCCCGGAATATTGTGACCAAGATAAGCATTGACCCAATTAATACGACGCCCATATTTAAGTGCGGCAGCACCAAGGCTGCTACCAGCATCACCAGGATTAGGCATAATCCAAACGTTTTCAAAGTATTCACCAAGATTCCTATTCGCTAAACAATTTAATGCTACACCTCCCATATAAACAAGATTTGTACTCCAGTTAAAATCTCTTGCGCGACGCATTACATTATAAATTAAATTTTCTACAGTCTTTTGTGCAGCAGCAGCTATATCAGCATCGTGTATATCTTGCATAAATGTGCGGTCTGCCCCGGCATGTAAATTGTGCTTAAACGTCACATTCCATTCGTTATTGATTAATGCATCTTGCATAGATGCAGCATGTCCTGTTCTTCCGTACGCTGACATTCCCATTAGAATATATTCGTCTTCGTTGGGCTTAAGACCAACTCTTTGTGTCATGGCAGAATAAAACAAGCCAATACTGTGGGGATATTGTTGCGACCATAATTTTTTATATTGTGCATAACCACGTCTATCATATTCTGCACCATATATACTGATAGTATCCCATTCTCCTATAGCATCAATAACAACCACTGTGGCACGATCATACGTACTGGTTTGAAATCCGGCTGCTGCATGACTGAGATGATGATTATGAGAACTATAACTGGGAATGTGTGCCCATCCTCCAAACTGTTCTGTTAAGATTTTCTTGGTAGATAGTTGATTCCACTCTATCCCTTCGCCGCTATATAACCTACGTAATTGCTTCTTCCATGGAGATTCATAATATGCAACATGATGAATAGGAAAGTAGTTCATCACATCATCCATTAATGTGCGACAGATGTTTGAGTCGTTCTTCGACTTGCTATAGCGTTCGCTATGAGCAGCAAATAGTATATCGCCTTGTGTATTAATTACACTAACTGCGGCGTCATGAAAGCCAGCTGATATTCCTAATATATTCATTGATATGTTCTGCTGTTTGTTGATGACCAAGTTCTAATGGATGCCCTCTTGGACCCTTAAGACAATCGCCCATCCAATCCACCATTGCTTCATCGGGCCATCCTATAAAATACTGTGTATCAATTTGTTTAATTAAATCATTGTTGCGTTCGTCGGTTCGTCTTAGGTCTTGATGATTTCCAAATACATCAAACATCAAATAAGGTTTGTTATTAAGTTTTAAATATGATTGTACAAGTACAATGTTTAACAAGTATTGTCTATATAGATAATCATCATTATGGTGTCTACTATAATAATCAGTTACATTTGCTCGCCATGGATATTGATGTTTAAATGGTACATTAATTCTCCCGGGCCATGTATCAAATATATCATATTCGTCGGCTATTTCAATTCTATCAAAATGACTCCATGCTACAATAACTGCATCAAAGTTATTTGATTCTTCTACGACTGTTCTAACCATGTGTGTATTGCCACGTCCTGGTTTCCCTAAGTTAGTAAGTGTAGAATCAAGTGCAGCAGCTACTAATGCCGGCCATGCTGTATCCGCTGGGTTATCTAATTCGTCACCGTAGGTGAAACTATCGCCTACAGTTAATAATCTTTTTTTCATTTATAGATAAATGGATCTCGTTTACGTAATTCACGTAATTTTCTTCGATAACGTATTTCTAATACAATTCTATTCCAAATGTTTTTTAACCATGTCATTGAATTTCTCCTTAAGTAAATCTGCTGCGTCTATATGTGCTTGTTCAAGAGGGTGAGTTGTTCCTATTGGGTATTTGTTTTCAAGTGCCCATTGATAAAATCCTCTTGGAGTCTGTGTTTCATTGGGTTTAATTCCAGCCGGAAACCAAAACCAAGATTCTTGATCTTCTACTATTTGTCTATACAAACTTTGTATCGTGTCGTCATGCCCATCTATTGTTGCATTGTATAAAAAATTATTGTCTGCACAAGTAAACAAATATTTAATATTATTGACTTTTAAGTAATTTTGAAGATACACTATTTCTTTTAACGTAGAATACACTTCCCAATATTCACCTGCTCCTACATGTTTATAAAACAATGATGCAAAAGTGTAAACTCCAGAAAGCTTCGCACGATTAAAATTATCATTGTGATCTTTTAATACCTTTTCGTCTTTACTTACAAATTCTTTTTCTACATACTGTTTATCTTTTATAGTCCACGGTGTAATTGCATACCAATCTCTTGTAAGTTGCCCGGTATCGTATGTAAATTTAAACTCATATCTACCTGGAAAAGTCCAACACACAATAACAAACAGTTCTTCGGACAAGTGTTTTTCTATTGCACTAATTGTTCGTCTTGCTATACTATCATTACCAATACCTGGCCAAGCTACACATTTATATTCATAATCTCTACCGAGTATTGAGGTAAAAGTATTATTTGGTGATTGTAACTCGTTTCCATATATAAAACTATCACCGGCTGCTAGTATAATCATATCCTGGTTTCATCATATCAATTTGCATTTGTTTGTAATTATAGTCGCTCCAACAATAATCATATGTATTCAAAATACCATCTACTTCAATTTTGTGAATGTCTAAATAATTACTCAAAATTTGTTGCACAGTGGCTTCGTGTAATGTGCCAAAACTTGCACTAAGATTTACCTGTCCTAAAGGAAGATACCCTAAACTTAAATTAGTATCATCAATTCGTTTATTATTTGTTTCTAACCATTTATAAAATTCATTCATTTGTTTGTTATGCCATTCGTGCGCTCCATTATAGACCACACTCTTTCCCCATTCAACATCAAATTCTCCACTGTAGTATTTTAGCTCTGTAATTGCTTCGCATACTGTATCAGTTAACTTTGGCGCACCTTCATCTCGAAAAACTTCAAACAGTGTTTTTCCAATTTGAGTCCAATGCATATAAACACCGCCAAATACTCTATCATACCCATTAGTTATAAAACCCTGTTTATGCTCGTCTGTTAGTATATAACGTTCTGCATGCAGAAAAGTCGTGATCTGACTCGGACGTATCCATTCTGCCGCAGTAGCCTGCTTACGCTGGCTGAGACATAAGTTTTCTATTTCGTGACATAAATTGTTTAGTTGTCTAATTGCGTATTTTGTAGTGTAATCGGCGTACTTATAATAAGGACTTAAATTTTCAACAGTTCCTTGTAATATCTCAAAATAATTATGAAGTCTATTCATAACTTCATGTTTAATACTTAATCCCAAATTTGATTCATCCCATCCTATAGGATATTCATCACCGAATCTAATAGAATCCGGAACATAAAAGTCATCAATTACAAAAGGTTTTAATCCCATTGTTTCCCAGATCTTTGTTCTATTAAACACATTAATTCTGTACACCGAGTCATTTAACTCTTTGCACAGATAGGACAAATTTCTTGGGGTATGAGGGAATCCCATGAAACAAAAATTTTTTTCAAGTAAACGTTTTTTAACGAGTTCTTTTTTTAATGCTTCTGCCCAATCCTGTGCTAATTGACTATCATTTAGTTCTATAGTATAGTCAATTTGATCACTTTTAATTAACGGATTACGTAGAACAACTTTGACTGATCGAATTCCACCACTCATATACATCTGCTCTCTTTGATAATATTTGATCCATAGTTATAGATTGACTACGAATAGATTCTAATTGTAACACACGAGCCTTGCCTTTTGCAACACCTTTGATATAAGCATCTGTACCATATTGTTCTTGAAAGGTAGGGCGTGTTTTTAACTGAACTAAGATATCCTTTAATGGTCCGGCTACTCCGGCGTTTAATATTTCATCTACCCAGGCATCTAAAATTGATCTTGGTAGGGATAAAGGCGACATAACTATGTCTGGTGTAAAACTAAAGACAACCTTAGCAAGGATGTCAACGCCCAAATCTTTAGCTAACTGCTGTATATTTAATACCTCAAACATACCAGGTAAGGTAAGTGTGAAGTCTAATCTCATTTGTCTCCGGTGTTTAGCGATTGCAACTCCTGCTTTAAAGTTTTCAAGCCATGCTTGATAATCGAGGCCTGTTCTGATATATTCTCCAATCGCTCCTGTTCCGTCAATGCTGGCACAAATTTGCCAATCACGCAAATAAGCGAGTACATCTTTATAAAGATTGCAACCTCTATAACTAACGCGGCTAAGATTAGTATTGTATCGAGCATAAACACGTGGTCCGTCTCCCAGTTCTATAATACGCTGCATGTACCGCCAATGTTGTTCGTACATTAACGGTTCTCCCCCCACCCAATAAACTTCTTCTACACGGTGGTCCTCTACTGCTGCTGCAAACTCGGCTTCAACTTGATTAGTCTGGAAATGTTCAATTTGTTTTTTGATTTCAGGATTCATCCAATTGTTTTTTGGATTGGACCAATCGATCATATCATGTTGTCTTTGTTCGCTTTCCCACGAACTTGACAACATGTCGCCACACATACGACATTTAAAGTTACAAAGATTACTAAATCTGTAATCCCAACTAACAGGTTTCATGGTTGTATAACCTGTTTCGTCAGTACTTTCAAGCACTTGCAAATACTTATGTTGGAATAAATTGTTGAAATAACTACGGTAAACGTCAGTGTTAAGCAATTTATTATTACATACTTCGCACTCAGGTAAAACTTCTCCGGCCATCATACGGCGACGTACACTACGCATATGATCACTGTTCCAATGCTGTTCAAGTGTTACAGGAATGTAATTACCTGTCCCGGCATTGCTGTCAATATACTGCTGAAAATTGGTTGCGGATTCGCGGCTTGCACAACAAAGTCTTCTTTCAGTTTGTGGACTTAGATATGTGTGGGTCCACGGTGCCATACATAATGTATCAGGTTTATTCATTTAAATATGTTTCTATAGACTGAAAAATTTGCTCTTTAGTGTAAATCCAAGGATACAAAGATACTCGCACTGGATTTTGCGTGGCAAGTTTTAAATGTGGAAAAAACTTTTCTACTATTTCAAAATTGTATATTGGTTCAGAAACTAAATTAATTATTTGTGTTTGATTGTCAATTGATTGACGTATATCTTTTTCTAAATTATTGAGATCGTACCATTGTAAAATTCCATTTGAGTTTATTTTATCTAAATATACATTATGTTTGAGATCGTATAAAATATTTTTTTTAATATTTTTATGTATAAGAGCACTTAAACGCAACACATGCGATTTATCAAAATAATGCAAAATTTGTTCTTCAAGCCAAAGCCTATTACGACCGTAAGGAAAATTATTTCTTAATACGCTATCTACCGTTCCTATTAGCACAACACGGTCAATTGAAGTACGTCTTAAATTTTCAACCAGTGTCTGTACACTTTCAAAATCTTTATCTTGGTTGGCGTTGGCTGTCAATCTATTACCGTTAGGTGCCGCAATGTAAACTGTATCAAATACATAATTACTAATGCTTTTTATGTTATTAGAATTAAATTCATGCGTGTATGCTATTACCTCTTTAAGATAACTACCAATTAATCCATTTGATCCAACAATAGCAATCATTCTATAAAATCTAATAGTTCTCTAACAATTTCGTCGTTAATTCTTTGCTGAACAAGAGTTTGATCAAAGAATCTTTGATGATTGTGTTTTAGTTTTTCTTTAGTAACTGAGTCATCAAAGCTTCTTATTCCGTTATTAAATTTTTCTGTTAAAATTTTAATTATATCTACCACATGATGTAATCGCTTGTAAGGAACAGTGCAATTGTCATACGATTCATTAATGACATGATCAAATGTTTCAAATCCTTGCTCTTTCAGGTACTGTAATGTTCCAGCAGAACCCCAAATTATAAAAGGATGTTGATACGCTATTGGTTTGAATGTTTTTTCTGACACCCAGGTAGGTGAACTGGTCATTGATTCAACTACAACACTAAATTCTGTTGTATCATACCATGTAGGATTAAAATATCTTTGCCAGTCTCCGTGTGCATATGATAAATCATTATCAAGTGTTATACCTTCGGCCACATAACTGTACAGAGCAGAATCAAGTTCATTCTTTAATGCATGAAGTATTTGATCTCTATGATTGCGTTTAAGATGCATTAACATTAAAAATGCATGCTTGTATTGTTTATTAGGAATATAATTATGGTATCCCAAATGCCTATACCAGAGACTTTCGTTATACCAAAGCCAATTTTTATTTCTAATAGTAAGTCTATCGGTAACGGTGCTGACTTCTGTTATGTTACTATCCCAGAAATGATCTACAATCAATTTATAGCCACGATCTAAATATGGACGATACCATGTGGCATCGGTGTTTAAAAAGTTTGTTACGCACACTGTGTCGGCTGCTGAGTGAACATGATTGTGCTCATGATAAATTAAATTAAAATGATCTCTAATACTTGCCGAAAACCAAGTTGAACAAAAACTGTTTAAGTCAGATTCTGACACTAACAAATTTATTTTATTCATATCCCATCGCTTTGGCTATTTCTGGGTGTGTGTCTAAGAAACTTTGTTTACGATACTGATCCGTTTGTTTCATTTTAAACAAAAACTCTTCACCAGTGGTGCTGGCGCCATTTTCTATAAACTTGATTATACGTAAAATCTCTGCACGGTGTTTAGGAGTAAAAACTCCCGAACGCAATTTTTCTATTACTATTTGTTTTGCTTGCTGAGTAAGCCCATCAATGCACATGTGTTTTGGATCATGTAACATGTTAAAATAATGATCGTTAAATGTTTGTGTGTTGATCCAGTTGCACAAGTCTTCCAAGTAGTAAACATTTTGTACATTTATAGTCATGCAAACTTGAGTAGTAATTTTATTAGGATATTGATCTCTTAATTCGTGAAACTTACGAATATTTTCTGTAACTTCTTCCCACTGAGCGCCATATCGCTCGTACTCAAATCTCTTACCTACGTTGTCGATGCTAAATGCAATATCTACACGTTTAAAATGACTCCATAATTCATGTGCATCAGGCCATTGTGTGCCGTTGGTGTTGTAATGAATATCAATATTTTTAGCAAAACCTTGATCCACTGCATATTGCAATAAATCAAAATGTTCTTGAATCATAAAAGGTTCGCCACCAGTAAATTCAAAATATTTTATATTTGGTAGTAGCTGTTTCAAATTGTCCCAAAAGGTCTGTGTTTTTCTTGGCCACGCACCTTGTTGCAAAAACTTATAAGCCAAATGGTCTTTTTTATTTTTTAATTCTGGAACATAATTAATTTCTTCTTGAGCCCATTTACTGCTTGACCAAGAGCCGCATATACGGCATTTGAGATTACAAATATTGCCTAACTTCAAATCTACAAACCAAAGCTGATCTGGTTTATCGTTTGCATAATCAACTTTGTCTACAAGTTCTTTTAATCTTATTTTGCTATATATACGTTTGCTGGCGCGACCAGCGTCTTCTTCTTGCCAACAACGATTACATGTTTCTGGCTTTTCTCCTGAACGAAATTGCTTACGTAATTTTTGCATATACGTGCTGTTGTAGATCGTTTGCAAATCTGTTTCGTTTAGATCATACTTACGCCCATTGTCGTCGGGTATCTCTTCTATGGCCAAACAACAGGGTCTTGCTGTGCCAATCGGACTTGTTTCAATGCTAATCCACGGTAGCATACAAATTGTTTTAGGTAAACTCATTTGATCGCAATCAATTCTGGAAAAGTATTCCAAAAATTTTCATTTCTAATATCATCAAGTTTTTTTACTTCTTCTCTGAATCTGGGAAGTAGATCACTACGCATATTGGCACGTATAAAATTTAGTGCGCTTTTAAAGCCATTGGTTGCTCGTTGAAGTTGATCTTGCGATTCGAGCCACGCAATATGCTCCTCGTAAGCAGGAATTACTACATCTCTTTTAAAATCGTCGGGTAATATATCAATACGATACCAGTCCGGACTTTGACAGATATTCACATTAAAGTCTTTGGCATTGATTAATCCAAGTTTCACCCATTCTTTGTGAAAATCAAGCACATGTAAAACATTCATTGCACTCACAGTTGCACTTATATAGAAATCAACATGCGGAACTTCCTGCATCATTCGCTCTCGATTTTTGACCACCTGCGACCAATTGGTACCTTTACGCATCAATTCTGCTCGCGGGCCAGCAGCGTCTAAACTTGCACCTACACTAACATTCTTAAAATGTTGCCAATAGTCGAATACATGTTTATCTTTAAATCTCAGTTCGCTAAAGTTTGTGTTATACTGAATACGAATATCAGTTTTATTGTGCTCAATGAGTTTTTCTAACATGAAGTAATGTTCCTTCATTATTAGCGGTTCGCCCCCGGCAAAGTAAACTTGTTCAAGATGCGGAATATGTGGGAGCATTTGAGCAAGCATGGCATCTTCGTTGCCAGCAGTGTATTCAACTCTTGCCATGTCTCGGCCGAGTACATCGGGCTTGCGATTATAAAGTTTGATATGATCATTATACCAGTTGCTACTAAATATTGGACCACAACTGCGACAACTAAAATTACATAGATTGCTGAATCTAACGTCCCAATACCTTATTTGAAATTCTGGATTTGTGCCGTCTGATTGTGTGTTATCTACTTCTGCTATATGATGACCGTAATTACGATTGCTATCATTCCTCATACTAAAAAATCCGTTGGCTTCCTGCTCATAACACTTGGTACACTCTTTGCATGGTTTATCTTCTAACATATTTTGACGCATGGTCTTATATGCATCTTGATTCCATACCTCGGCCATGGTATTTTTTCGTAGATCGCCGACTGGGTGCCAGTAGTCTGCTAAACAACAAGGATATGCACGACCATCCGGAAAGGCATGCATATGCACCCATGGCATCATACAGAAATTTTTACTTTCTGTGAGTCTTTGCCATTGTTGATCAGATAAATTATCTCTATCTACAAAATAAGGAGCACGTTCATTATAAACATAGCCTTTGTTATAAAAACCTTTTACAGTCATATATTGTTATACCAATCTGCTAAATTTGGAAACGTTGCAACAAAATTCTTTTTTCGTCTTACATCGTATTGTTGATAAAAGTTCTTAAAATCTTTTTGTAAAACGTCTCTCTCTGCTGCTCCTAAGTGTGGAGTCTTTACTACATCTAAATAATCAATTAGTCTTTGTAATTGATTAAATTCCATTTCATGAATCAGCTTATTTGTCTTGTTACTATTATACCAATTTTGTAATTGAGTTTTGTACTTTGTTCTTAGTTCGTCTGGCAAAACTAAAGGGCTTTGAAAACTTGGAAATCGTAATATATTTAATGTAAAAAAAGGATAATTTTTACCATAACAGGTTTTCCACTGTACGATACAATCTAAAAATTCTGTCAAGCTTTCCAGAGACAGCGCATTTATAGTACACATTATGTGTAATCCTCGCAATTTGTAATCAGCAAAATTATCACATATGAGTTCTATAGTATTAGCCCAATCCTCCCAAACCAATCCATCTCTAATATACTCTGCATGTAAACCAACAGATTCATTACTTGTATATAGGTCAATGGGTGCATCCACACTATCAAATAAACGATCGATATCAACTTGTGTTCCCAAATTAGAATTGATTGCAAGTCTTGTTTTACTCTTACCTTTATTAGTTTTAAACCAATCAAGCAGTTGCCAAGTGTACCCAGACATAAGAGGTTCTCCACCCGTAATTCTTAACTCAGTTAATGTTTTGTGAAGGTCTGACTCCCACCATTTAAAGAAGGCGTCGATGTAGGGGTTATTTTCACCAAATTTAAAAAGCTGCGAACTGTCATGGCTATGAGTAAAATGATTCCTACCGTCAGACACCAAGTCCACATAGGGCCCATTATTATTGATGTCTTTGACCCAAGTACTACTGAATGCAGGATTGCAATAAGAGCAAGCAAACTGACAAGTACGATCAAAACTGATTTCAAGAGTGCGAAGATTGAAGTCTTCGCTGGGGTCTGCGTTGAATGCATTGTTTAAATCCTCATCTGAAAATAAAACTGTTTTATAAACTCTATCGCTGATATTGTCTCGACCAATGTCCTCTATTTTCCAGCAGTATTCACACCCACTCGGTCTTTCTCCTGATTGCATCATCAAGCGTTCTGACTTCTTTTTAGGAGTATTATGTAAGGCCCTAGGATTGGCTTCAACATCTGCTATTTCGACTTTATGAGGCAATGGATGATGACAACTGGTTGTCATACCCGAGCCTAACCAAATAGTGGCATTATACCATTTGGCTCCACAGAATGATTCTGACTTGATGTCTATCACTCTGCGCTTGTATTCTAAATCTGTTTCGTTATTAATTTTGGGCATACAATTTGTTCCAGGTTTCAAATAACTTATCTGCAATTAATCGATGACTGTTTACTCCGAAGTGAATGCCATCATTAGCAAAATCTTGTTGGACATCAGGAATCCAACAAAATTCTTTGTATTTTGATAATTCATAATCAATTAAACAAGTGTTTGCATGCTGACGTGATAATTGGAAAAATACAAATTTTGCATCAGCATCTCGCAATCTAATAACAATAGCATTAACTAACTCTAAAAAATCTTTTGTTAATTTCTCTTCTGAGAAAAATTCTATTTCATTTTTACTATAATCTTTTCCTTGTTTTTCAACAAGGGTACCCATAGCGTTATAGTATCGTGTTCTAAAAATGTCTGTGAATTGTATCACTACACAGGTATTTTTTAATCTGTATTGATTTAATATTTGCCCAAACAACCAATTGCCTTTGCCTGGGTTACTGCGTATTACTGATTTCTTATCTAAAAATGACGAAAACAATGTTGTATATACTGTATCAACTGTGGTATGTCCCGTTCCGGCAGTATGACTGCAACCAACAAATAACAGAGGTTCACTCGGATATGGGTAATCAGCATCTTGAAATTCAATTTGATTTTTTAGTGTCATTCTTTGAAAATATGCTTCTTGATCCTGAGAGTCTGATTGTTCAAATATTTTAATACTATCAAATTTGTTAATAATTTTATTAATACCTTTGATTGATAAATCTTCTATGCTGGTATGATATAATCCAGTTGTTGGTTCTACACTGGTTATATTAACAATTCCATTAAATGGAACACCTAATTTTAATGCTGTTTTCCTTGCCAGGTAATCCGTCTCGATAGTATTATTACCTATACATAATATTTTATGTGTGTGCATGATATCGGCATTCATCCCAGAACTCTCGCATTTCCGGGAACGTTTTTAAAAAGTCTGTTTCTCTACGTTTGTCGTGCTCATTGAAGAATCTATAAAAATCAGCACGTTGCATTATAACATATTCTTGATCTAATTTGCTACCTTCTTGCATCCAATCCAAAACTCGTTGCATTCTTTGCACTTCGTAATCTTTGAATCCTTGAAATGGGTTATCTTCAGTTTCTAAATTGGCCCGCATCCAATTGACCACATCTTGTAATCGTTTTGCATATACAGGTGGTAATATCTGTAAGCTTTGCCAGGTAGGTTGTCTGAGTATGGGTGTATCAAACCAAACTCGTTGATATGTTGTACTGTGTAATCTTCGTAAAGCAAGAACAGTTTCTAATTGTCTTTTTAAACCTAACACACTTAGATTATTCATTGTTATAATGAACGTAAGACTGTTACGATAAGGAATGTGTCTTAAAAAATAATCAACTCTTGCTAAAACTCTTTTATATTCCATTCCATGTCTGATATATTCGGCATGTTCGGCTATTCCGGTATCCAAACTCACATACTGCATGAAGTGTTCAATATTTGTGTTACATAATTGGCTTACGTAATCAAAATATTGTTCCCACAATTTTTCTTCTACACTAAAGTTGCTGGTCACATCAATATGCAAATCAGGTTTAGGAAAGGCCAACACATAGTCAAACACTCGATATGTATTACGATCCATTAGGGGTTCGCCGCCAGTCATTCTAAAATGTTTTAGTCGTGGATATAAACTGGGCCACCATTCCCAGAATGCATCAACATAAGGGTTATCTTCTCGAACAGGGATAGGTCGTCTGCGACCGCTAAAATGGGAAGCATCATTATGAGTAGTGCTGGTGGGATATCCTCCATAACGTCTAATTTCATCATCCCAGCTACTACTAAACTGAGGACTACAATAGGAGCACTTGAGATTGCAAGCATGATTAAAATTGACTTCCACATAGGAAGGAATACTATCTTCATCGCCTGTTGCATTTGAAATTTTTTCATAGTGTTCGGCTGCCCAAGGCTCACCTGATCGGTAATGTCTATCACTTAAATTCCCCAAATCCTCCTGCGTCCAGCAATAACTACATTCTTGTGGTCTTTCATTCCGCAACATGATTTTACGTTGTTCTTTTTTATATGGAGTGTTATGTAAAGCACCAGGATTGTTTTTTAATAACGAAGAATCTATTTCGTGTAAAGGAGGATGATAACAACTATTGTTCAGGCCTGTAGGAAGATGCAAACTAACTTGTTGCCATTTAGCCAAGCAAAGACTAGGTCCTAACTGGTCCTTCATAGTCTCTGCTGCTGACATAAAAATACTTTTTGACATTAGAATCTGATGACCTCACGTGATTTACTAAATTTTTTTTCTAACTTACCGTAAACTTTTAATAGATATTCATGACTTTCATTGGCAGTAGGGTGCGTATCTGATCTAATTAAAAGTTTGTTTGACAAATTATACTTTTCATCGATCTCTTTTAATATTGTTTTAGAAACGCCGTCAAATTCTCTTAGTACAAATTTTTCCCACGAGGGCCATTCGTTGCCTCTAAGATTTATATATTCATTCTTAACTAAATCAATATCAACTTTTCCCGGACGGCTGTACCAATTATTGTTGAATACGACCTCATATACACTAGGTTTTACCTCAAACAAATCATCCTTATACAGCTCAATTATACTAGTTTCAATGTCAAAATAGTTATGCGTATTGTCATCAAAAATTTTCAAAGGCACAACACTAAAAAAATAATATTTACAACCAATCTCTTGTAGAATTTTTCTCGCCGCAGATAGATGTACCAAATCTCTAAGTAAATATCCTGTAGGATCTGCAAATTGTTTTACAAAGTCAATTGGATAAACATTCTGATTATAAATACTGCCCGGGGTGATCCATCCTTTCCCTTGTATAAATCTATCTTCTCTTCCAATGCTAGTCCACATAATTGCAACTGTATCATCTTTGTTAATTTTGTTGCGTTTACAACATTCTATTAGACTATAAAATATAAAACTATTTCCTGCACCTGGTTGTCCCCAATTTTCATAATAATCAAATTGAGCGCCAAGAATGTCTGCCCAAGTTGAATCTCTATTAGATTTAGTAAAACTGCAACCAAATGCAAAAAATCTATTCATTGAAGATTTCCTGTATTTTGTTGTAAGTCAAAGACACAAACGTTTGATAATTGTGTTCTAATGTTGGTTGCATTTGTGTTAAAAGATTATGCATTTCTATTATTGGTTTTTTTGCCAGTGTGTTTATAAGTTTTTCTATTTCTTTTATTCGATGACTAGGTGGATATTCGTCATACCCTTCATTCCAATAATCATTAAATGTTTTAAATCCTAATTTTTTTAGATTGTTTAAAAAATGAGGGGCTCCTACTATTATAAACGGTTTCTTGGCTATTATGCAACGCCATGTTTTTTCAGTTACAAAAAATACGTTGCCAACGGTTCTGGTTTCACAAATTACATCAATGCAAATATCGTTATACCATTTTAGAATATTTAAATTAGCAGGGTGTTGAATAGGAAAACAATAATTATTGTTTGCTGCAATAAACATTTTTGTATTTTTAATTACATCAAGATCATTTATTTGATTAATTGGACAATGATTTAAAAATTGAGTAACTTCTGGAATAATATCACAACGAAATCTATTTAGTTCGTCAAGTTCTAAAAAATCTGTAGTATTATTAGATTTGGAAACAACATAGTTCTGATCGTACCCACTATGAAAAGTTTGTAATGTTTTATCTTTATATCGATAAAGTATAGTCGAAGCCCAAAGTCTAGACCAGGATGATCGTCCAATAAAAATACCAAAATGTTTTAGAGGTTTTGTATCAATGTTTAACCTATTGTTTTTAAGCCAATCATTTATTAATTTGATCTCGTACCAATATTCAGGTTTAAAAATTATTTCATATTCGCTGTGACGTTCTAGGGCGTTTCCTGTATAAATTTTAATGCGTGATTTATTAAATTTTGTAGCATTGCAAAATTCATCCAGTATATTATATAAATTATTCCGAGAGCAACACGGTCCTTCCAAATGAAAATCAATAACGATATCTTTATCTTCAACAAAGCATTGGTAAAGATAAATTACCAATTTATATTCGTTATGAATTTTTGTATCTTCAGAAATTAAACTGTGCATTTTTTGTATAAACATTTTCTAAATGAACAATGTTACTATCGTTAGCTGTCGGACATTGTCCACATAATAACGAGTGTGGTTTTCCAAAATTGTCAATAAATTTCTGTAACTCAATATTATCGCAGTCCGGAGAAATTCCGTTTGTGATATAAGGATCCCAAGAATCTTTATTTGGGTAATTGAACCTCTCTAAAACTCCTTTAAGTAAACCTGATGTACTACATTTATATATGTTGCCATTATAAAGAAGAGGGCAAGTTTGTTGACAACAATTATCAAAAGCACTAACAGGATCGTTATTGTAAGGAAGCATATTGTTGTAAGAGTTTTGGTACGTCTTAACGAATCTAACTGGACGACTAATTTGAAATCTTAAATTATTGTCTGTTTTAAACCTATTAATTCCGTGTTCGACTACTGGACTCCATGTATATTTTGATAAAATTTTATCAATCAGTTCTTGAACAATTGCACTCTCGGTATGTACTGTGATTTTAAATACGCAGTTTCCTATGTCAGCCATTAAGTCTATTATATCAAAATGTTTTGATAACAGTATGCCGTTCGTAGTAAATCTAATTTGGGCATTTGGTAAAAGTTCTCTGCAACCTTTGATCCATTCTTTTACTTCAGGGTTGATTAATGGTTCTCCTCCCATTATTCCAAAATCTGGAATATTGATTCTATCTAACCAAGCCTCAATTTGTTTTTTTCCTTCCCTCCAACTTACATATCCGTTATGCTTGAGATCGCTATAATTAGTACAGCCCAAACAGCTGATATTGCAGGCCTGTGTAATCATTGTTTCAACAAAAGGCAGCGTTGGTTTAATTGACATGCGTTATATTTTTACTATAAATTTGATTGACCAACAAATTATAATTATGATCTAATATATTCTGCATTGATTTGTACATTTCTTCTAGTTCATTTGGTGTTTTTTTGGCCAGCATGTCAATTATATCTAGTATTTTTAAATATCTGTTTTTTCCTTCAAAGCCATCATAATCCTCATCCCAGTATTCGTAAAAAGTTTTAAATCCCATTTGCCTTAAATATATCATGAAATTTTTTGAACCCATTATAATAAATGGTTTTTTAAGTAACATAGGACGAACTGTTTTTTCTGTTACAAAAAAAGTACGGCCGTTGACAAATGTTTCTGCCACTATATCAATAAAAATATTAGGGTAAAACTGGCACAGTTGATCGGTGTGTTGTTGTGTCGTAGCCCCTACTGTATACCCATCTGAACTTTCTAACTGTTTAGGAAAATTATTTGCAAGGTTTAACAACTTTTTAGCAGACTCTGGACTCACTTCAAATAGTTTTTGTAATTCAAAAAGAGCACGATTATCTTCATTGTGCGGATTGGCCCTAAAGTTTAATAAAGTTTTATGTTCGTACAATTCGGCAGCTAAACCAAGACGGTGCCAGATTGGTCTATTATAAAATGCTCCGAATACTGCATTTCCATTCCAAGCATGATATTCCTTGTAACTATTATTGCCTATGTTAAAAAATTTGAAAAATTTGCTACCGGTTATATTATATTTTTTGTGATGTTCTAAAATATTATTTGTATTGATTGTAACTGACTTAAATTCAAATAAATCTAATAATTTATATAAACCTATTGAATAGGCACAACAGCCTTCTTCATTTGTGTCAATAGAAATATGATTATTTTGATTGCTAATTAAAAATTGTAACAATTCAATTTTATTCCAAATAAACATATCAGCAGGGATAATAGTAAACTTATTCACTTAAATGGTCCTTCTTAATTTCTCTTACTACACATCCTAGTTTTTCTGCTGCGATGTTTTTTAACTTAATTCTTTTATTGTTTAGATTTCTAATTGCGATTGCTCGGCGTCCAAGTTCGTCTAGTGGTAGTTCGTGTTCTTTTCCAGATTTTAACTGAGATTCTAAATCCCATATTTGGCTATGTATATTATATAACTCTGTAATCTCGCTGTTTATAGAGCTAATATCGTAATTGCTCAATTGGCTTTTATAAAATTCTACTTCTTCTTGATTAGCATGAGTTTTATCATACTTTAAACAAGCTATCGAATAACGATCAACTAATTCAACTACAGGAAAGAAAGTCATGTGTATAAATTTTCCATTAAACTATTTTGGTCAATAATTTTTTGAATTTCAATATTATGTTTGTTTGGTCGGCAGGGCGGACATAAATGAGTATTTGTTTTATCATAAATGTTGTAATGACGATCGTTAAGCCATATATCTCTAAAATCCATCTCATCCCATCGACCTAGGGCAAAGTTGGGATTACCTTTGTTGTCGCAGCATGTATAAATGTAACCGTCAGCACAAAATACCGGAAATTGAAACATTTGGTGACATCGCGAGTAGTTCCTAGTTTCTGTTTTAGTTTTATTAAACTTAGACTCTACTTTGTATTGTGCAGAAAGTTCATTTATCATGCTCCATTCTGCCTCGCCCCATGGATATGCCTGATTATTAATAATTGCAGGTCTAAAGTAAAGTAATCTAACACCAACGTCTTTACATTGTTTAAAAATATCTTCAATAGCTTTTTTATTATTGTTATATTCATTTAATAAAACTTTAAAATCCACATTCACACCTAAGCGAACTAATTCTTGTGCATTACGCATTACTTTACTAAATGGCGATCGCTTGGGTATGCTGCGTCGAATCTTTTCGTATAGATCCTCAGTGCCGGCGTCGATGTCTATCCCAATCCATGCCATTTGACGTAACTTATCTACAGAAACATTTTCTATTAGTGGTTCCAGTTGCGTACCGTTTGTAGTCAGACTTGTCAGGAAACCTAAGTTGATAGTATGTTCAATAACATTTTCATAGCCGGGCAATAATGTAGGTTCGCCGCCACCAGGGTAGGTAATAGTATGTAAGCTACCAAAACTCTGTGGACTATGCTCACGCCAGGCAGCAAGTTTATCAAGTAATCGAATATATTCTGTATAATGTTTTTGTACAGGTGCTAATTTTCTATGTTCTGCGGAATTACAATAGAAACAATCTTGATTGCAAATATTAGTCAGATCAATATCTACCTGCTGCGGTATGATTGCGTGAGTTTCTTTATTGTGCATCCAATGCACTATTTCGGCATGTCTATACACTTACCATCCTTCGATCCTACGTATAACATCTATTTCGGTCATCATAATCTCGCTGTTGCGTTGACCAATACTATAATGATGCTTAAAAAATTGACTTTGCTTGGGAGTGTAAGTAACGATAGGTAATCCTAATCTTGTTGTTAACGAACTTTCGATTCTCTCGCATCCTTCTTTGGGATCTTCCTTACTGAAACTATTCCATAACATTTCCAGTGTATCAAAGTCCTGTACCTGATGATAATCCCATCCTTCCAACATAATCATGTATGTTCCTAATCTTGCACCGTACATTGCCCAATAACCATTTTCTACATCTGCGCCCACACTTTGCCAGATACACAAGTGATCATAATTACGTTTGTTCACACCTTCTTCAAATTCTTGCAACGAAGGTTTGTGTCCTCTGTCAAGACACATTTTTACACCTTCTCTGAATCCTGCACGCCATGCTTGTTTAGCACTACCATTGGGATAGGTTGTGCTATAACAATTGTGCATAGCTGTGTATTTTGGATTAAAACAAAATTCAACGGCAGTTTCTTCATCGCCAAGACTGGCTTCGTGTGTACGCATGTTGTTTACAAAATCTTTTGTCCAACAGCTTAGGCCGCCGTTTCCGTATCTAAGACCATTTATAACGTTACGTGCTTTCCATCTAAAAACGTGATCATGATTTCTTTCATCCAGCGATAGTTGTAAGTTAAAAAATTCTGGGTCCGGAATATTATCTCCGTCAACAAGAACAAAACGGTCTGTGTCGCTGGCGGCGGCGGCTGCTTTATGCGCTGCATCAGACCCTTTAACTCCATCAACTCTCTTTGCCCACGGCACCATGTTTTGAATCTTGATCCAAAACTCTTCTTTTTTAGGTTCGTCATAAGTTAAAAATATACAATCTAAATCTGCTATATCAATTATTTGAACCATTGTAGAATTCTGTGTCATTGTATTGTTCATTCTCTTCTAAAAGTAAAGCTGCGTGATTTTTAATCACTTTATAACCGCTTGTGCTTGGATGTAATTGTACTCTATATCCCGGATCATGAATTATTTTTCTTAATTTTCCGTTTATCACTCTGTCATATCTAAAGTAATTGTCATAAGTCTCTTGATCTACTACAATGTAATTAGAATCGTCTGGATGGTCAATCATTGTACAACTTACAATAAATCCTTTACTGTCGTAATGTATTCTGTACTCTATTTTTGGCTGCGGAATTTCTCGAATTAAGCCAATGGCTTCAATTAATTCAGGAGGTGTGTTCATATCTATTTATTATGCTGTCTGTTGGCCAGTGTTTAACATGATAATGAACAGGATTATACTGATTGAGATTATTAATTCTAATCACCGGCGGATCTATTTCACATACTACCAATTCATTCCATTCTACTTGTCCCGGCCAATTTTGTATATGTGTTTTCATGTGTACAAAATTAAAAAAATCTAAACTGGGAATAGTACAATTTTCTATGCCAACTATTTTTGCTGCGATTGAATAAATTACATCTGTACTTGGGTGTTCTTCTCTACAATTTTTCAAAACGTTATCTCTGAGATAATCATAATGCCTGTACAGTTTTTTAGCTGTATTAAAAAAAAGTGCGGCTTCTTGCGAATATCTAAAATACATCATTCCATTGTATATGTTTGGCAAATTGTTGTCTGACCAAAATTTTCTATATTCGGTGTCAACAACAACTGTATCCTCTGTATTACGACAATGAGTACTTAGCACCACGTTACGCAATCTTAAAGCATGCCACCAGTGTTCTATATTACGTGTAATTAATAAATCTGATTCAAGTTTAATAGTTTCCTTAAACGGAGTAAGCCAAAATAAATCTGGTTCGACTTGCATTGGCCATTCACTGTCTTTACCTTCTATTATATAATCAAATACTTTTTCAATTTTAGAGGTTACATTTTTCTTGGTCTTAAAATCAACAACCACAGCAACTTTGGCATTAGGCATAGTCGTCTTGATACTCATTGCCTGTAGATAAGCCAATTCTAAATAATCTACTTTATTTGAATTGTAGGCTAAAGTTAAAAATCCTTGTTGTTCTTTGTGATTAAACATTATTAATCAGTTGTAAATAATTTTCAGTTAACAAATATTGCTTGTGCATTACGTGTATATTATGTTTCGGAATCATGTAAGCTTTGTCGGGAGTTCGTATTATTAACATGTTATCCTTTATGTTTATTGCAGTGATTTCTTCGGATATAGTAAGCATGTGCCACGGAATGAGATTTCGTTTGTCAAGACTATACCCATTAAGTATAATATTTGCCATTGCAAATGCAAAGTCGTTTCTGTATTGTGCGCCATCGACATTAAACAAACTTCTATAATAGCCCCAGTTTCTTTGTATACGTCCAACCAGATTAAAAAATAGTTTGCTTTTAGGTGTCTTTCTAAATAAAACTACTGTAGCCCAAACATACGGTAGTCCAATATTTCCCATTCGCGCAGGCATTGAATGTTTAAAATCGTTACTCTTGCCCTGTATCAAATAATCATACGTCTGATCAAATAGTTTTAGCAATGAGGTATCTAATACCACATAATCTGTATCAATCATGAGAGTATTATCATAAGGCGTATGTTGATAAACACTATGCCTATGAAAATTTTTCCACTGGACTTGTTTTTTTGTCACGACATCAGTGCGCTGATTAGCACCAGTGTAATCTAATCGTATAATATGATCATACTCGAATTCTGGAGAAGAAGTTTTATCTGTTATTAAAGTTACAGGTAGTTCTAAAAACTTAGAAACAAGCAAAGCACACCTATCTGCTATAGCAACGTAATCAACTGAATCCGTATTAAAAGCAAATAATACAACGCCTTTAGATTCTTCGCTGTTTCTTGAGATATTCATGTTGTTGATGCCACTCATTCATGACCGTTTGATAATGTTGTTGTGCAGTTACTAAAAAAACTTGTCTGTCAATTTTGATAGGATTTTCATAAACATCTTCCAAGTATAATTCATCAATAGACCAAGTTTTAACAAAAGCTAATAATTCTGGTGTAATTTTAAATAATCCACCATTATGCGTCATGTGTAGGTCAGTTTGAATCTTTTCTCGAAGAGTTCTTTTATTGGCCTGGTAGTCGGTTGCCTGCTTGATTTCGGCAACTAAGTCATCTAATTCGTTCATAGTAAAAAAAGAAATGGGTAGATGTTATTTTACATTCTACCCATAATAAAGTCAAATAATTAGTTGCTAATTATCCAAGAGTTACTGTACCCCAGGAATTGGTCAAATTTGTTGTTTCTGGATATATTATATCAATTCTATTAGGAATAGTAATATTAATAGTATCGTTATATCCACCGTCTAAGGTTGCTTGAGCTGCTGATGTAAGCGTTATCACAAAGGTTATAATTGTTCCATTATCAGAATTGGCACCTTGGACGCCATTTGATCGAGCAACGATTGTGACGGTGTCGCTTGGGTACGCAGTATAGGGGCTGGATATTGCTGTCAAACTCACAATAGTTTGATTAAGTGTGGTTAAATCATAATATCCAATAGACGTGTTATTGGTGTTTTGTGTCTGACCTGATCCTGATCGCCCGCCATTGGTTACTGATCTAAAAGCAGTTACTCCGCCAGCAGCAGTTGCCATGGTAATTAAGCCTGCGCCTCGACCTGTTGCTCCAGTATTTGTACCAGCACCAATAATTAAATTTAATTGACCGCCACTGTTAAAAAAATACCTTGCTGCGTCCCCGGAAGAAAAAGTAGCTGTACGTGTAATTGTTAGTGATTGTGCTGCTGCGCCTGTTACATTAAGAACTGAATTAGTAGTGGCTCCGGTAGTAGTTGTACCTTGTGTAGCAAAATTTAGTCTGTTTGTGTAACTGGTATTAATGTTTGTAGCAAGTGTAGACAGATGATTTATTCTATCTCCGGAGACAACGGCAGAAATACCAGAACCTGATCCGCTTTGATGTGTTAATGCACTGTTCAAAGTATTAATCAAGCTTGCCCACTGTGTAGCAGTTACAGTATTTCCTGCTGCAACAGTCGATACAGCAGTTTGACCATAACCAGCATCACCGTTACCTGTGCCCCATACTCTGTTAAGTTGATTAGTTCCATTTATAAAGTTGTTATAGTCTGCTGCTTCAATCAGACCTGACTGTGCGTATGCCATGTTTTAAATCCTATTAACTATTTAACTTAACGATAGCCTCAATAGTTCCCTCGGCCGTATCAAATTTATCTTCTAAACTCCTGCCAATTACGTTAAATGCTGAAATTTCATTCTTTGCACCGGCGCGAGCTAATCCGTTTCCTGCCGCCACCAGTCTGTCACCTTTTTTGACTTTTCCAATTACACGTACAGGCACTCTGCCATTTACTGCCACTGGTGGATGAGTAACGTCGTCTCCAGCTGCACCGTTCATTAGATATGCAGCTCTTGTGCTAATTACACCAAAAACATCGTCACTTAATTCTTCGTCTGCTGCTGTAATTTCTTTAACACCGCCAAGTGCAACTACAGTCCCGGCCGGATAGGGTTGATCACTGCTGAATCTTTCTGCTAAGTCAGCATATTTAGCTTGAACCGATACTCCATAGAAAGTATTGAACCACATGCCAGTACTGCCAAGATTGACTGTGGTATTAGCAGTTGGTAAAATAGTATCAGACACATATACTGTGGCAAGATTGGCTCTTGTTGTGTTTACGTTAGCTGCAAATACATTGCCAATTAAACTTGATTGTAAAAAAATGTTGCTCCACCGATTAGTAACATTACCAAGTGTATAAGTTAAGTTGGCGCTTGGATTTACGTTTGCACTAAACGATGTGGTGCCTACTCCGCCGCCTAAAAGTGTATCAACATAATCTTTAGTTGTCAGTGTAAACCCATTTGATGAAGCTGTTGGACTGGCAATCGCCTCTGGTAGCCCTGAAATGGCGTTTCCTTTAAGAAAAACTGTTTGTGCACCGGCTTTTTTTATACTTAGATGCAAATCTTTGTTGTTAGTAACGTTTCTTAGTGTGACTTCGCCACTTGTTACGGTGGCTTCAAAATCGCTTGCAACACCAACTTTTAAACCAGTATCGTTTGTAATAGTTAGCGCACCGTTCAAAGTGCCGCTTACATCATTACGTAAGAAAGAACTTCCAGGTACGCTCGGGAATCCAACACTTACATAAAGATTGTTTGCTACATCGGCGGTACCCTGGAAAGCTTGGTTTGTAATATTAGTGGCCAAATTTAATCCGGTTTTAACAGTTGCAAATCCTGTAACTGCTGTGCTAAATGTTGCTTCTTTGCTCCAAATGCCCACAAGAGCATTGTCTATATAAAATTTTAGAACAACGTAAGTGGCAGATGGGCTGGTTGCAACAATGGTATCAGGGACTGCCCCGGTATTACCAGTGGCACTGGTAGTAAGTGGGCCCACTGCGGTCCATGATGTTCCGTTCCAAACTTTTAACTGCACATTTGAGGTATCCCACCACTGCTCGCCGACAATAGGATTGTTTGGCTGACTTGACCCGGAAGTCATTGTGGCCATGGTTTTCCATGCGCTTGCTGCTGTTCCTTTAGTAGATGATGTGTTAATCTTTAAATATTTTCCAGCAGTATCCCACCATAGCTGTCCTGGTAAAGGAGCAGTAGGAGCTGCGCCATTTGCAAAATTTTCAACCAAACGAATCATATTTTCGTTTAAAAAAGTACCATAACCAGGGTAATTTTTACCAACAAGTGTTAAGCTTGAACTGGTTTGATCAATGGTGCCATCAGGTAGTCCTCCTGTAATTAATTGCCCACCATTTGATAATGTAATATTGTATGCCATTTAAGTGTTCTCCGACTCTATTATTTATGACGTTTTTATAAGCGAAATTCTTGTTCTAATGTTTCGAGCATTGTAAAGATACCCTCAATTGCTGCTGCTTTATCATTGTTTTTTAATGATATAACTATACTTTTTACAAAATTGTTGTAATTTGCTACCCAAAAAGATCGATCATAAACAAATTTAGCGTGTTTAACTAATTTTTCAGATCTAATGTAGTACTCGATTATCTTCTCTTCTCGTGACTCTGATCTTAAATTTTGTAACAAAAGCACATCATTATCGTCGTGAGGATCGTCATTTAGAAGGATACTGTTATAAATTAAACAATTATCAGTCCTGCTCAACATAGTTGTTTTACAATGATCGGTATCACCGTTAGCATCGCAAACCTCACACGATTCTCTGTTCCTTAAATATTCTTCTAAACTGATTCCCATTTTTATTTTCCTAAGAGTTTTCCAATTTTCCTAACAATTTTATCAGCAGTAGATATACCAGTTACTGTAAGTAATAACCCAGTAGTGGTTCCCCAAATTAGTGCAGTTTTGGCCCACATAGGCAGTTGCTTACCTTTTCCAAATTTTGAAATTGTTCTGCAAAGAGGTAATCCTATATCCATAACAAATTTACCAGCCGGATTTGATTTAGTATAACCATCGGCCTTCATTCTGAAAGCCATTTCTTCGGCCCATGGACGGGCTATAACATCTAAATAATGTGCAACAATTTTTGTTTGTAAATCTTTACGTTTTTGTTCGTCTCTAATCCATGGAAAAACTATTTTTCTAAATGTTGGGCTTCCGCCACCTTCTAATAGATCAACAACTGGACCGGCCCAACGTAAATATCCATTATACGCATCTGGGTCGTTATCGCGAAGCATGACACCAAAAGCCTGATCAGCTTTGTTCATTGCTGAATCAAAATACCCTAATTCTGCCAACTTCTGACATATGATTTTACACCCGCGGCCAGTACCACCAGGTCCGGGAGGTAACCCGGTTCTTTGTAATTTTCCGTAGTTGCCAAATTGTTGTTGAAATCTTAAAGTAGTCAAGTTACCAGCTGAATTGGTTGTTCTCCATTGTCCGTTAATTTTTACAAACATTTCATCAACATATCTCCAGTCTCCTGACACTTTAACTGCTGCGTCACTAACTGATCGCCAGTTACCATTGACTTTAATTGTGGATAAACCAGTTGGATACATCTCAAGTGCCACGGAGCCGTTGGCTCCTTCAGCACTCTGTTTTCCTCCCTTGGCAAAAGGAGCAACGTAATACCTTAAATTACTACCTGGTGGATCAGTACCAACATTGTCGCGAGTATCCCAGTAAACTTTGTCTGCTGAATCGCTTATACTAACAGCAAAACCTTTGTTAACTGGCGAATTGTATAAATTAAATTTAAGTTGTCTTACGCCTTTTCCGAAATTTAAACTAATAGCAGTAGGAGTACTATTACTGTTTTGTGTAACTGTTGTAATTAAAACATCGTCTATAAACACATCCATAGTGCCTGTAGTAGCTGCTCTTAGTTTATATTCTCCAGAATATACTGTTTCAAATTGTCGTGTAACTGTTCCTGCGCCTTGCCCTGCATTGGTAAACCACATTCCATAATCATTTAGGAATTGGCTCCAATTAGCGTTATTCACTGGCGATAGCTCACCATCAGAACCGACTCTTTGATCCTGTCTCCACCTTATTAAAACTGCACCGGCCGTGCCAGCTCCTCCTATTGAAGATTGCAGTTGTTGTGGTCTGGTCTGATCACTTGGGTTAGCAGCAAAAATTGAGGGCTTTGCTGCTCCGGCGCCACCACTACCACAACCTAAATTTGATCCTTTATCGGTTTGTGCAATTGCATTTTGACCCAATGACTGGCCGGCACCAGGTCCGCCGCCGGCTGTTCCTGTTGTGTTGTTTGTTGTCGGAGTAACACCTGCGGCGCCTGAATTAGTTGATCCACCTGATCCGGCTGCTGTAGTTACTGTTCCTCCTGAGCCAGCATGTGTTACATTTCCTGCTGCTCCGCCTTCTAATTTTAATAAAAATGTATTTGTTACAGTATCTCTAATAGAGGTAAATCCGCCAGAAACAGCAGGTGTTAATGTTAAGTTTGCATCTGTAATTGTTCCTGTAGTGTACGGAGTCAACTGTGTTACACCTCCTTGACCACCTTGACCAATGCATACTTCATACAGTCTTCCGGGCACTACAGAATATGTTCTATTTGATACAACCGCACCTTGACCGCCACCGGCACCACCTTGTGTTAGATTTCCGCTACCACCGCCACCACCGCCACCAGTGGCTGACACTAATGTTATTGAATTAACACCGCTTGGTGCTATAAAACTTACATTTCCGGCAGTATGTTTGAACAATTGGTTAAATGGATAGTTACCCCCGGACTGACCTCCATACGTGCTTGAATCGCCACCTCGTACAGTTCCGCCAGCACCGCCACCCCAACCACCGCCACCGCCACCTCCGCCGCCCCCGTCATTTACAACACCCTGGCCACGTTGTCCTGCTGTTGTGTTGTAGCTTGGATGTAGCGGATTATCTATATCAGATGCTTCTACCGCCGATGCACCTGAATAAATTTGTGCGATATCAGGATATGCTGTTGTAGCGTTTCGTATACTGTATAAAGTTGCATTATTTCCATCATTTCCTGCTCCGCCGCCGCCACCACCGCCACCGGCTACAGCTACTACTTTTCCGTTAACGATTACAAGAGACGCTCCGCCACCGCCACCGCCACCACCTGATGACCCTCTTGGGCCTGCAGGATGTCCATCTGCTCCGCTAAAACTTGGAAATCCTTCCAAGTTTAATCTACTGGCGCCTCCTCTTCCTCCGGCGGCACTTCCTGCACTACTGCCGCCACCGGTTCCGCCGTCGCCGACTACTACCTCAATTACATCACCAACTTCAACACTGAATCTTGTCTTATGAAATTGTCCTGGGGCACCGAGTCCGCCAAGGCTTCCTGCGTCATTACCACCACCGCCACCACCACCTCCCCACAGGTAAGCAACTATATCTGCATTTATAGGAGAGGTTAACCTATATCTACCACAAGTTTGAGTATACTCTGACACCACTGCTGTGCTTCTGGTATCCCATACCACATTGCTTTCCAAGTCAGTGATATTCATTGCAAAGCCAGCAGATCCACGTGCTTGAGCGGCTTCTATTCTGATTTGATTGATACCTTTGGCTAAAGTAATTTTAGTAGGAACAGGAAGTGTTGAAAAATTGGTAGTGATATGTCCCCAATATCCCCAGTATCCGTTATAACCATACCACGGGTAATACCAACCCCAACCCCAACCATAAGGTCCATAGATTCCGTATTCTGAATAATTATTGTAATACCAAGGATGATAGTAACCCCACCAACCTCCCCACCACCACCAATGGTGATATTCTATTGTGTGAGTAGTTCCGCCAACTTTAAGATCGTTGATATAAACAGTAGCAATGTTATCTGCACTTGAGTTTACAAAATACTCTCCGGTATAAGGCGCATCAAAAATCCTGTAAATGGTATATTTTTCAAAATTACCCGATGTGGTTGGCCATACAGCATATTGATTTAAGAATTTATTCCAGTTTGGATCCGTTCTTGGATATAGAACTGCTGGGCTCTGTACTGGGTTTCCGCTTGGACCAGAAATTCCAAATACATTTACAATTGGTTGTCTCTCTGCCATAATTAGGTGTACTTAAACCAAATATCTCCATCATTACCAATAGTGTCATCTGGATCAGCAGTGCTGACATATTTTCTACTACCATCCCAAAATACTGATCTGGTCATAACATATTGAGTAGTTGCTACCTGTGTGTTGTTGGCTCCAAATTCCGGAGTCGGGGCAATTACGTTTCCGCTAAATGTTGGACTGTCTTTATCTGCTTTTAAATTTACATTTGCTACCAATGCTGCAGATTGTGCTAAATTTACAGAATTTATTTTATTGTTCAGTGAAATAATATTAGCGTTTGCCGATGATACATTGGCGTTAATTACGGTAACATTGGCCAACATAGCATTTTCTACTGCCACTGTTTGTGCCTGGACAGCTAAAATATTTCCAGTTAATGTATCAACGTTTCCGGTGATTGCTACATAAGTATCAAGGTTGATTTGGTCAACTCTATTGTTGGTTGCTCGAATTGCTATTTGTGCGTTTGCTGCTGTTAAATTTGCTCGCAGTTGATTTTCTTCACTAATTCTCTGCACCAAGTTGGCATTAATTACTGCAACATTTGATGATATAGCAGACGTGGTATAAAATCTTAGATTTTGTATTTCACTATCTAAATAAACTTTTGTAGGTATTCCAAAGTTATTTGTTGCATTAGCTAAAACTGTTATTAATCCACTACTTCCGTTAATGTTTAATACATTGGTGCTAACACCATTGACATTTGCAAATAAACTTATATTTCCATTGTTGTACTGATTGTTTATAACTACATTACCGGTTAAATCTTTTATTTGAAAATCATTTGGTCCTATATTCAGATTTCCAGTAAGATCAACATTACCTACTATCTCAGAGCCAACAGTAATCCACTGGTCTCCCGTGTATACTTTTATGTTATTAACATTTGTATCATACCATAGTTGCCCTTTAGTAGGAAACGGCGGACTATTGTCAAAAGCAAAATTTTCTAATAGTCGTACAAAATTTTCGTTTGTTTGATCACCATAATTTTGAACTAATCTACCAAATAGTGTTAGGCTTGTGCTGGTAGTATCTTTGGTTCCATCCAATACAATAATAGTTGTACCATCTGTTTTTGTTACAAAATATGACATAGTGTTATCCTAAACTGCTTAAATTAGTTAAAGTTTGAATTCTTACAGTGTAATCAATCTGTATTAATCTGTTGAGACTTTTTTGCACCGGATGAAAAACTACATGAGTTAACAATTTTCCTGTAGTAGTCAGTCCTGACGTTCCATCTAAACTACGTGCTTTTAATCCTAACTCATCAAAAGTATATGTATCATCTAATCTTGTTGAATTATCAAAAGCACTTTGCCCTGTGGGTTCCCCGTAATCTAACAAACAACTTATAACCAAATCAGAATAAATTCTTCCGGGTACATGTCTCACTTCAATTTTGTTTCTTGTTGGGTCTGTATTAAGTGCGCTTGTGTTGTCTACAATTTTTGCAAAGGTTGGATTGTATAAATTACTGTTACTGGTGTTTACATTCGACGGCAAATAGTTAATAACGCCAGTAGGATCTATACTGGTACCACCGTTACCAAAATGCATTTCATAGATGTAACTTTGTCCTTTATTTGCAAGTGTGTAAGCAATTGCTTCACTGATATTTTCGTAGTGAATAGCATTTCGTTTATTAACAAATATTTCCCCAGAATTAGGATCAAAGATTTTAATATGTCCTTGTACATGTACTCCATTGGTTTCATCGGGTTTTTTATCAGTTTCCATAAATTCGTTCTCTGTTACGTCTGTGTCATCCATTTTAGTATTTAGCTGTGGTATTGTCATGGTATATAACTAGGTTCCTCTCTTATAAACTCAGCTGCAAGTGCGGTGCTGCCTTCTAATCCCACTCCGGTATTAAGCGGGATCCATAAATTACTCTGGGTTATTGTTTCATTTACCAAAGCTACATTACCATTTGCATCTACTTTTCCTAAAATTTCCATGGCTGTAACGTTAGCTACTGTGCCAATGTAAGTATTATTAAGCTGATTAAAAATAGTAAGCACATCAGACCCAATGGTTAAGTTACCAACCACAAAATGGACTGCTACTGTGTTTGAAGAAATTACGTTACCAAGCAGTCTTACATTTGCTGTATTTCCAGATTGTACAAGGTAATTGCCAATATTTGCTGTAATTGGACTACCTAATGTTATTCTCCAAGTTACGTTAGCTGTAGTATTATAATTTCCAGTAACTGTAGCAAGCTTAGGACCAACATCGGGCAATACCTGAACCAAACTTGTATCAACAACTTTAGAATTGGTAAGGTGTTGCGTGGCTACTCCTGTGCCGTCAACCCCCCTACGCAACTGCGACAAAGTATTTACAAAAACTTGTCTCACGCTACTGTTACTGATATATGATGTAGCGTTGGCGTAAACATTGCCCAATACCAAATATGTATTGCTATTGTAAGCAATTAATGTGTCAGTATTATAAAAAGTATTTGCTGTCCACGACGTGGCCGCAGATATTTTGACGCTATCATACTTTTGATAGTAATGAATAAGTTCGCCGTTAATGAAAATTTCTCCTGGTATTCCTGCTGCTGTCCCGGGATCAGGTAAAATAGCTGCATTACTTACAAAAATATCAACATCGGCAATGTTTAAATTGGCACTTAGATAAGTGGTGGAATTGGCACTAATTCTATAAAACTCAATATTGCCCCGCATTGGTTTGAATTCTCTGAATCCATAAGTAGCGGTGTTTGAACTATTATTAGTGAATGTTTTTATTTCTAACGCATCATAAATTCTTCCAGGAATCAATTCTTCAGGTGCATGACTGTGATACCCATCAACGTAACTTCCACCAACAATATTGATATCTTCAGGTCTTGTACCAAGTGCGGTATCTTTGTAAAAACTTGCAATATTAGAATCTAATAGGTTGTCAATTGTTAGATTGGTAATTTTTACATTGGCTGTGCCGCCAGTAATAATTTCAGATATACCGGCAGCATTACTTACTCCATTGATTCTAATTGTATTAGCAGAAACTGTAAATCCTGTAACACTGTGTATTATTTGAATCACATTGGCATCAGCATAGTCATGTAAAATATATGCATTAGCGGAGGTATTAGCCTGAGTTATATAATCACCAGCCTGGACGTTAGTTATATTTGAACTTAAAGTGATAGTATAGATAGTTTCAATTGGTGGTCCAGACAACATCATTTCAGTATGATCAACGCTGATTACTTTAAAATCAGCATCATTCTTAAAATCAAAACTATATTGTCCCTTTATACGAATAGTATCGTTTAATTCAAAACCGCTGTCAAGAAAATCAACTGCCTGAATGTTTGCACTGGTAATTTTCATTCCAGTATAATTGAATCCAATTATATTACTTGTTAAAGTAAAGCTATTGGCATCAAATGTTTTTCCTTGAATTTTATTGCCCGGAAATCCTGCACCAAACATCAACTGTTCCAAGTCTTTACCTGGTCTTCCAACTTCCGGAAAATAGTACGCGGATATTCTATCAGCCGCATTCAATAATACATTTCCACTATCTACTTTGTTGTATCTTGTAAAATCAAAGGTTGATTGTGAACTAATATTAGCATTAGTTGCAAGGTATGCTTCATTGTTGTAATAAATGAGATTGCCACTGGCAATATAGACATTTGAGTCAATAGGAATAATACCATCAGAATTAAAATTGTACTGTCTAATTTCGTCTGTGCCCGAATCTGACACATAAATTTTTGTGCCATCATAACTTACAAACATGCCTGTAGGGGTGTTTGTTTCAAGGTCAAAACTGTTAGTAAATACGGCAGTTGAAACGTCCCAATTGGTGGTTAATGTATATTCATTGATTTTATCATTTTGCTGGCCAACTACATATAATTTTGAACCGTCTGTTTTGAATCTGAGTGCGGTTGGAAAATTATCTTTTGGAAGTACGACCAATGATTTTCCAGAGTAATTTGCACTTGTTATTTCCCATGGTATGGTCAATTCATATTGATACACCGTATCATTTAATGTACCTAATATATACAAATTGAATCCGTCTTGACTAAACTCAATGGCTCGAGCACTTGATTCTTCAGAACTAATATCTACAGAAGATATAACCGAAGCAGTATTCACCATCCATGCTGTAGCCAAGCGGTACTGATAAATTGAATCAGTACTCGTTCCAACTGTGAACATTTTTGTGCCATCATCTTTGATGTACAATCCTTGTACATTTGTGTCTTGTGGAGCTAAATTGGCTGCTCCAATATTTGAAGCTGTTGTTACATCCCACGGTATCCCAAGAGCATATTGATAAATTCTATCAGTGGAATTTCCAACCACATACATAGCAGTACCGTCACTCTTGAAGAACACTTCAGTAACATCATTGTCTTGAGAAGTTATAACTGTAGCCTCTGCATAACGCAATCTATTTAAATTCCATGCATTAGCTTTGTTGCCATCTACAACGATTGTGGGCTGATATGCTGTATTAGGTTGCCATTCAGCTATATTACTTGAGTAAGTAATTCTATCAAATTTTAAGTTTGTTGTGATACCACGCACAGTATTGTAACTACCTTCCCTATCATATTCGTTTTTAAGTAATGGATATGCTGTAGCGCCTTCGCCTACACCGTTTATAAAAACACTGGGAGTACTGGTGTAACCAGATCCGGGATTGGTTACATAAATTCCTGTTAATTTGCCGGTAGTGGAATTTATAGTTGTAATAGCAGCGGCACCTGTGCCTCCGCCGCCGACTATTTCGACATTAGGAGGTAGAATATAATTCTGGCCAACATTTCCTAATAGATAGCCTGATATTTTAAATTTGTAGTTTTCGGCATAGGTTGAATAAACCGGAACGTCTTCGAATAAGTAAGCATCGGTTGAGTTAATGACGTCCGGGGATCTGTAGATTGCCTCTGTCGAGAAATATCTTGCTGGTAAATCAAAATCTGCCCAATTACCTGTTGCCTCATCAGTTTTACTGTATTGTGGAACAAATTCTTTTATTATTGTTCTATATGGTTTGATTTCTTTAATATAATCTTCATAAAAACTTTGATTATCTTTAATATAATTAGGCAATTGTTCTAAATTTCGTAGACTGTGATAAACATCAATGAAACTACTTTTAAAAATCCAGTCTGGGTTTTTTTGTTCGGCTATGATAAAGTTAACTATTGCAAAAAATAAATTGTTAAAATCAATTGCTAAACTGTTGATTAAAATTTCTTTGTACACACTCTCAAAAATTTGACCAACTTCTTTAGCTGCTGCTGGGTCAAAATCTACAATGTCAAACACAGTTGAATCAAAGCCTGCACCGTATTTTAATTCATATATAGTATCTTTAATCTCTATAGAGGCATTTTGAGCGGCAAGTAAAGTTAAACTTAGATCATTTTCGACTCTGAATATTAACCAATTGCCTATTCCATCATCTAAAATTTTTACATAATCATCTGGTATTAAATTTAGCGACAAAATCTGACCATAGGTGTCAACTACGTATTTTATTTCTTTACCGGTTTCGTATTCTTCGCTGTACCAATCTATTTTACTCCACCAAATTGGTGTCTTATAACTTTGAATCAACAGCAGTTCAAATTTCTTGGTCTGACCATTGAACTCATAAAGTGTCCATCTTCCATTATAACGAGAATCATTTCTAATTAAAATAGTGTACCCATCAGCAAATGCGTCAACATCCAAATATTCAATTTCAGTAAAGGAGCCTACTTCAGAGTCGTATGTGGCAGGAAGAGGGTCCTCGGAATACATTGTAGATGGGTTCGAAATTAGCAGAGTTGGGTTCTTTTTGAATATTGTGTTTAATTGTAAAACAAAATTTTTCAAAGCTGCTAATCTATTAACAAAAATTCCTTGTCTTGGTCTGATTAAAAGACCGATACTATTTTCAGGAGGAAGATTAGGATCTGGAACGATTTTACCCGAGTCATCAAAGCCTACAAAACTATCCTTCATTTTTTTAAGCACACGGGCAGGTATTGTTTGGTCAGGGTTACCTTGCTGTATCAATTGATACTCGTTATGAATAATATTCTTATTTCTTGAAGTAGCAGTATCAATGTGTAAAACTACGTCATTGGCTGATAAATTATTTGCAATATTGTATAGAGCCACACTATTTTGTGATAACGCAGCAATGTAAGGTATATTCTGGTCTTTTGGATTGCTAATGTATTTTTCCAATGATTGAATACTTAAAGATCTTTTAGATTTCAATACATCAACAGAAGTTTTATTTCCTACCCAATAATAATACTTTTGTGATATTATTCCAGTTGATGGGTCAACAATAGTTACACTTGTATAAGCCGAATTATCTGGATATTTTGGAACTCCATCTTGGCCAGAATTTGCATATTGACTTGGAAGAAAATTACTCTCAACCCATTCATATATTTTTACCTGGCTTCCAGGGAAGAGAGATCCCCAATTTTTTTCTCGGTATTGTAAAGATCCTTGTTCGTATTCAATAAAACTGGCCTTGCTGGTGTCAAACCATGTTTTACCAACGTGCCGAGATGACCAATAAAAAGTAGAATTTTGAATTTGATCAGAACCTTGTACAACATTATAAGCAGCCGGGTCATATTCTTCTTTGTAGTCTAATTCTTGATCCACAACGCCTAACAATTTTCCTTTTGCAGGATCGTAAATATCAAAGAAAGAAATGATTTGTTGTTGCTTATTGTTGTATATGAAAGCCGAATTTATAGTTGCCGGATCAACTTGTTTGTCTTTGTATCTTATTAAATCCCAGCCGCCTGTGTTATTTTCATTATAGTAAGCATAGATACTTCCTCCACCTGGTACAATATTGTAGTCATTGGTTACACCGGCTACAAGTGTACCGTTGAATATACTTGTACTTGCACCAAAATTGAATCCTGTATCTAAATCTGGACCTACAAGTTTTTGAGTATATGCAAAAATTGCTGGATTTTGTTGCGATTCAAAAGGATTTTCCATTAAATCATATATATAGACGGCACCAGAATCTTGAGCCAAAGCAACAAATGTTGTGCTATTGCTATCAAAAGTTGTTAAAGTAAATGAAGTATCAAAGGTTGTTGGTACAGAAATATCGGCACCATCGCTTGTTACAGCCAACATTCCAGAGGCTTGTGAAAGTGCCAGTGCTGTACCAAATCTTTCTCCGTTTAAATTTGGATGTTTTATTGTCTGAGCAACAGAATAAATTTCTATTCCTAAATCGTATATAACGGATCCTATGCCCATTTTGATATCAAGTTTATTGTTAGCAACTGCACTATCACTTGTAATTTTTAACTTATTATCAAAATTTTCTGCCTGAACTCCTGGAATGCTGGCTGCATTTATCAATGATATCACACTTGCTAAAGTTGTTCCGTTTACTGTCAGAGTTCTATCATTGATAACAAAAGTATCTCCTGGTATCACTGTAGGATTTTCGACTGTGCCTGTTACTTCTCCGTATACTCTGCCATTATTAACAAAACGAGTAACCAGTCCTTCACTGTAATGTGATTCTGCGTAATACGGACTTGCTACATAAACATTACAACCTGTATTACATACTGCCAATGCACTACCAAATTTTTGTCCAATTACACCACTTAGTGAAGGATACAAATCTTGGGTTGGTAAAAAATTATTAGTTTCAACTACTAATTTTTGTCCTATAACAGGAGTAGCAAAAGGAGGAAACTGTATCGCACTACTTCCAACCAAATAATAATCGGTTCCATTCACTAATTCAGTACCGTTAAATGTAACTCTGAAAACATCAGCTACCGGAAGAGGAGTATTAAACGTTCCTGATACACCATCAGTTGTAAATTCAGTAATTGTTCTTTGATAGACATTTACTTTACCATTATTATCAATATTAAAGTTTGTGTCTAAATTTGAACCTATTACTATTACAGAACCGTCCTTGTTGGTCACAACAGATGTTCCAAAATTAGCGCCTGCAGTTGGTCCTGATATAGTGCCTATCAATTTATAAAACTTTGATCTTCTAATTAAATCAATGCGTTCAAAATTTACTGGGGCAGCAACAAAACTGATATTATCGATAGTTCCTTTACTCGACACAGTCAATGTAAGATTATTGGCCGGGGCAGTGCCGCCAAGACTACTACCAAGAATAGTAAGAGTATCGCCATTGCTATATCCTGATCCTCCATTGATTCTTGAGACCGAATAGGCACCTGAATTACTATTAATTACAGTGAATGTAGCACCGGAACCAGTGCCTCCAGTGGCAGCTAAGTTATTGTAAGTGAGTGTTCCGCCACCTACTGCACCGTTTCCGGTCTGATTAAATGATATAATACCATTTGATGCTTGAGTTAGTGTATAGTCCACAGTAGGAATATATTCAGCCGATCTTAATGTTGCAAACACAACTAAATCGCTTGGTTTGTCTAAAGAAGACGTTAAAGTATAAGTTGTAGCCGAGCCTGTACCTACTATACTTTGTGCTTCCTCTGTTCTTGTTACAACTGCGTAACATAGAACTTTATCAGCACCCGGAGAACCAATGTACATGTAACGCCCGTCATGACTCATTGCGATAGCACTACCAAAATAGTCATTGGCAACACCCATATCATCGGTGATAATCTGTATTAAGACCCCATCGTTGTACATGTACACGTACCCGGTCCCAGACTGACTATCTGGGGCCGCTACTGCAAAGTATCCATTGCCATTGGCAACTACCTTACCATAACTATCTAATCCTGTGCTATTTCCCCAGAAAAAAGAACTTGGTACCCACGAGTTGTTTCCTGATCGCACAAAAATTGCAGCTCGACCCGTACCCGAATTTGGTGCGCCAGCATATAAAAGTCTGCCTGTACTCGGATCAAGACTTACTGCTTGCCCAAAATTATCATTTCCGGACATCTTACTTGGATCTAATTCAACTTTGCTGATATATTTCCAAGGGCTGGTCTTGTTGTAAACTCCCCAGTTTTGTTGATTGTCTAAATTGTTAACCCAAATTTTATCATTCTCTACCCACCCTTGAACCGGCCGAACAGATTCTACATCACTTGCTACGTTTATCTTTGTTGAAGTAAGCTGAAATAACACTCCCGAACCAGCAACTGCTTGTTCATCTTTTATCTTCTGCAAATTTTGATACATTGTGATAGTAAATCTATTGGAGTCTACTATATTTTCAACTCGATAAACTCCGTCGTATCTTGAATCAAAATTTTTGATAACAATTAGAGCATCTTCTGACAATCCATGATCTCTATCAAAATAAACTTCAACAATATCGTCTACAATATATCTTAGGGCAAATAACGAACCCTCGATTAAACTGGATCGGTAAACATTCCAGTTTTTTGTAAAGTCTCTTGCTACCCAAATTTTGTAACCTGTGCCAATATTGTTAACAATAGTTGTTAGTGTTTCATAATCATTTAAGTCAAAAATAGTGGCGTCGATATCGTCAAGATTTACAAATCCCGCAACTGGTAAAGGTTTGTAAATTTTTGGTTGATCATTGGTCTCTGCAGCAAAGAGTTTTGCAACATATTCGCCTGCAGATTTAAAAACGTCACTTTTATTAAAAGTAACAACATCTGGTTCCTGTACAACTGTATCGTCGACAAATTGTAAAGATGTAGGGTTACTACTAAATGCAGATTCATTTAATTCAATCTCTATAAATTTGTTAACATCAGTGGCCCCATACTCGCCAATTCTCACAGCCCAATTTTCGTAAAAGTTAACTTTGGCTTCTAAATTATTAAAGTTTGCTCCTTTAAGGGCATTGATAGAATTTATTGTTCCTTTTTGTTTAATCAACCCTTGATAAAATTTACTTTGTGTAGCGTTGTCTATACCCAAGTTGTTGAAATATTGTCTATCTCTAAATCCTATTAGCCCGTTACTAAACAATTGCAAATCTTCGGCTATTGGTTGGTTGTCAATATCATAAAAATTTATTCCCTGTTGGGCATTAGTTGCCAAATTATTAATAATCCCAGATTTTAATTCTGATGAGGCTATTAATTTCCAGAAATTTGTTTGAAACTGATCTGATGCAGTTACATTCTGAATAGCAGTATAAAATCTAAATTTATATTTGACTATTGACCCTTTTAAGTAATCTTGGCCTGACACCCATTCGTCGACTTTATCGCTGCTATATATAAAACCTGGTAATTCTAAACTGCCATTCCAGTTGCTTGTTTTAGCTCCTACCAGTTTCAATCTATATTGTCTGTTTCCTAATTCTGGTACGTACAAAATATCATTGAATACCGTTATATTATCTAAAATTAGAAGATGTTCAAATTGAACTAAATTTAATTCTGCAAATCCAATTGTTTGATTGGCGTTTGATTGAAAAGTAAATGTGTTGCTGCTTCTATACACAGTAAAATTGTTTTTAATTATTGGTTTAAAATTTATATCCAACACTCTACTCGAATACGGAGTGTTTTTGATTTCATCGACCACCGAAGATTCGTCAAAAACTTTTAATTGAGTACTCACCGGACTTAGTACAATAATATTACCTGTTTTCCACCCTTGTGAACTCCAGTGTAAAAATTCTTTGGCACTCAAAATCCAGTCTTTTTGTTCTTTTAAATCATTATCTCTATCGATGAAAATAAATCCTTGGGCTAACAAATACCTTTGATAGCTAACTAAGAAATCAACTACTTGTTGCTTAGAGTTAAATTCAAATCCATAAGGCACTGTGTACTTTGCATTTTTAAAATCTTTGTAAACAATTCCTCTTTCTTTACCTGATGTTATAGAATAGGCATTATTATTCACTTGACTTGGAATAATAAAAAAGTATGGGTTAGTTAAGTCAAAGCCACTCACAGTATATCCATTTGGGCTTTTTTCTACTATCACTGCACTGTATGTAATCTTGTTAACCGGACTGCCCTTATACAGTTCTATCCTGTAGTTTTCTTCTGGCACTACCACACTATCGTTGATACTGCTTGGGCTACTTTGTTCAGCCAGTAACTCTATAAATCTTTTATCAGTGTATCCGGCCATTTTGTATGCAAGCTGTACATCAAGTTCAGTTAAATTTTCCTTGATTTGAGAAGCTGCATCACCTATACCTAAATTTTTGACATAATCTCTTATCCAATTTAGGTAACCAGAATTTCTTTCTATAATTCCATTATTGTCGTATCCTTGGACCAATAAAGCAGTTGGTGTTATGTGCTGTCCGGTAGCAGTGATTTCAAATTGACCAGTAATTGGATTTCTAATATAATTTTGTGTATTTGCCATCAAAGAAAAATACTTTGCTGGCTTGGATAGGGCCAATGCCAACTGTATAGCATAAGGAAATTCGCTACTTCTACGCCATGCCAGTTCAACGGGTCCAACGTCACCAACAGCATAACTGGTATTTGCTTTTGTACTATCAAAATCAGCGATTAAACCAAATTTTTGTCCAGTTACTGGATTATAACCACCAATTTCTGTGGGCGACTTTAAATTGCCATTCTCGTCTACTGGGATAATAAATGATAAATTAGGACGCTGATATCTTAAATCAAACCCAATTCGTGGTCCAGCGTGAATATAACCTAAACTCAGATCACTCCATAAAATACTATTGCCACCGGTGTAAGGCGCAGGGCCATATCTATCTTCCCAATAACTTGGTTTTTCACTGAATCCTAACATCTCCCAGGGATGCGTATGAGGTCTGTCTGTATCGTAAAAATATTTGAATATGCTTCGCCATGTTCCTGGGGAAGTTTCTCCATTTACCGCATCAATAAATTTTTTATAGTTCCAAGTAAAAGGATCCGAAGCTTGGAAAAAGCTATTGGTAGTATAGTCAATTCTATTAGTACCAATCCAAGATAAAAACCCTTGACTCAAAATTTGATTAAATTCCCCAAGGGAGTAGTCAGTAACTCTAAACTTACCTGGCAAATAATCATAAAGATTAAAAATGTTTGTATCATAATTTACTTTAATATTATTATAAATGCGACGTTCTAATTCTAATATAAGTTGATCTCTGAAATCACCAAATGCCGGCATGATACTACCGTCATGTCCTTGAATTACATCAATTGGTTGTCTATAGGTGTCATCGCTGTAGATTTCAGGGTAATACTTTGGATACATGCCCATTTTTGTAGGTGTTTCGGGTACATAACAACCATCGGTGTTGTTATACTCAACAATATCAATTTTGTCCCCGTATAACAAGCCAAAACTTTCTTTAATTTCTACTGCCGGTCTGTCCTGTCTTAAAGAATAATCTCTATCTTTTATTAAAAGAGTTTTTTGTTCAACACTGTTTATAGTTCTTGTTAGATAGACTAACACAGCTTTGTTACTAATAACTGTATCAACGAATATATTGTTTATTTCATAAGTTTTGATATCAGGATCTAACACAGTATAGGTAGGAATAATGACTCGTTCGTTTGGCCCATAAGGCAACATGTCGCTGTAGAACCACGGAAAACTATCATTTTTTACTGCATTAATAGTCAACATTATCTGATCAACGCTACCAGGGATATCATTTCGATCTAATTCTAAATTTCCTGCCAGCTCAATAAATTTAATTTTAAATTTTGTATATTCTCTATTGGCTAATTTTATAGCATCTACAAAATTCATCGTAGGATGATTAAGAAATAAGCCAGCATACACTACAGGAGCACTGTGTTGTAATACACTACCTCCTTGATTAATATACTGAATATCTCTTAAATTACTGTCACCTGGCACTCTACCCTGAACATTTAAACTGTTGTTTTTTAGAGTAATCAGATGATTGCGTAATTGTCCTAAAGTTAAGGTAGTAAGATTACTGTTAAGTCCATTGATATCAAGATTTAACGGAACCTCATAATAGGCGTTGGGTGACACAAAATTTTTATTAAAAATACTAACAAAAATTATGTCATCTTTTTTAATAATATCAGGATTAACTAATACTGCATATTGATCTACCACTTTAGTTATAGCGAAGTTACCTATACTTAAAATTTGATTATTTACAGTAATTTTTATATTAGGATTAATAACACTGGTATCTGGAGGATTATCAATTGGAAACAAATTGGTCTCACCATCATATGTAAATTGATAGTTTTGATATTGTTTAGAAAAATCTCTATTGATAGTCCATATGTTTTGTCGTTGATTAGTCTCGGCATTTAAATTTTTCTGTAAATACCCAGAGTTAATTTTAATTGTTTCTACAGCTCCATTATTGAGTAAGTAGGTGAATGTCTCGAAGTCAAAATTATTGTCAAATTGGATATCACCTTGACTTACAAAATTTTTATAACTTAACGGAAATCCTATCACAGGATCAGCGGATCCTGTACCTTTTTTGTACGAAAATATTTTTGTGCCGTTAAACGTTGTTCCTGAATAATTTAAGTTATCTCCAAAACTTATTCCATTGTCGTTGATGATATCAAATAAAGGTTCTTGACTATATTGTGTTTTAGTTTGAGATGCCGTCCACGAGTTTCCGTTATAATACCATTGTTTTCCTCCGTTGTCGCCAGATAACACCAGCACAGTATTTCTTTCAGATATATTAGTATCTTCGGTTTCCTGTATATAAGCTTTATAAGTCACAGCTGGAGGAAATTCAGTTGTTGCTTCTATAGTAAAGTTGTAAATTTTATTTCGTACATCATTATTGATATCGTTACTAAAGATAACTCTGTCACCATGTGTTAGAGTTAAATTTCCTATTGTGAGAATTTTTTCATCTATACAGATAACACCTTGAACTTGTGTAAAAGCATTTTGTATAGTTGTGTCTAATATATCAACAGGTCGTTTGGCTTCTGCGCCAAAATTAAATAATTGTAGACTTTCATTGAATTCTATTATAGGTCTACTGGCTCTCGAGGTTTGATTATAAATTGCATTGACGCCATTGTACTCTGCAGTTTTTTCAATCACATCCATGTGAAACCATCTATTTGCTCTGGACCAAGGGTTTCTGTCAATACTTGAACGTTTTATCGTGATGTAATCTGCTAACACAGGTTGAAGATATGCATTTAAAAGTGCTTCGGTACCCAATCCTCCTTCTAATTTAATAGGGTTTTGCGGTAAGACAGAATAGTTTCCTCTATCCTTTATAAAGAAATCTTTTATAGGACCTGAGGTAGGTGGCGCTATAGTAACAGTTGGTGGGGATGCGTAATTGAGGCCTGCAGAATCAATTATGATATTAGTTACAACTCCATTGCTAATTACAGCATGAGCAAATGCACTGGGATTTCCTGTTGGGGCTGAATCAATAGTTACTGCAGGTGCTGATAGATATCCTGATCCACCATTTACAATTGTTATGTTATTTACTACCCCAGTTGTTGAATTAATTGTGGCTGTGGCAGTGGCGGTGTCTAACACAATGTCTTTAATAACAACAGTTGCATTTGCAGTGCCTGTTCCGCCAGTGAAATTTAATCTATCTCCTATCACATAGCCTTGGCCTGCTTCGAGCACGGTGCTACTATTAATAGATTCAATGGAAACAAGTTCATCTTCTGGTACTAAATTAATAGCAGATCCAACGCCTTCTACATAGTAATTTTTATTTTGCCATTGTTCAAGAGCACTACTATCAAATCTTACTTTCAAACCATTGGTAAATGTAACCCCATTGGGACTTTTGTAATCTGTTCTACCAACTATGTCAGTTTGAGGATCTATAGTGCTTGTGGTTGGTGCCACTAAATTTATTAATCCACTTGCATCATTATTTTCGCCGCTCTGATAAAACAAAAAATCTTGAGGAGCAGTAACATATGGCACTAAAGTTAATAGATTTAATCTACTGTAAAACTCTCTTCCAGCATAAGTTTGTCCACCTTTGATTTTGACTTTATGTTCGTTGGCAACTGGCAATTTTGGAAATAATACAATGCGTTCTACGTTGTTTTGATCTCTTTCGATTTTTATTGTAAAAATACTATTTCTTTGAGAAAAAGGAATTAGTTTAGGATCGTCAAAATATACTACTCCGTTGTCTACTCTCGACGAGTCGTTCCAAAATGTATCATCAATATATTCTACGTTAGTGAATACTACCGAGGCATTGTCAAGATATCGCACTGGGCCATCAATGCCACCAAAATTAGTGATTAGTTCTTCAGGGTTGGCGCCCAATAGTTGATGAAACCCAAGAGTGGTAGCATAATCTACAGTATCAACCAATGGCATCGAAGTCCACTGGCTTTGGGCCGAAGAAGCAGGAACTGTGAATCTAATCGTTCCAACATCTGCTCCATTGTTACTCACTCCTAAAACTTGTCTGGTAGTTAAGTTTAGAAAATTTGGATCTAATCCATTTGCGCCTGGGCGACTTTGTATAAAAAATTCGTTTCCTGGTTCGTTAATGACAAAGTCATAAGTTCCGCCTCTTGCCAGCGTTAACGTAGGATTAGGTGTTTCTCCGTATTCGCTAAATTTATAGATACCTTGAACGCTGTCATACGTTACAGTAAACGATTGCTGTAGTTTTACTCCATTTGCAGTGACAGTTACAGGATCTGGACCGTTTGGTAACCAATAATATTGACTAAAATTAACAAATTTGTCAAGATCAATTTTAGGATCATATGTGTAGTATTCGTTGTCGAATAATCTATTATGATTGTCAGTTAGGCTGCCGTGATATTTTAATTTATTAATAATGTCAATATATGTTGTAGCAAATTCAATTTCGCTTGTAACATTATTTTTAATAATAAGAGATGGCTCCAGCTGATAATTTTGTCTTTCTTTATTATTTTCTAAAATATAGCTATCATTAACTTTGTACGAAGGAGCCAGTTTTCTACCAATATAACCATTTATCTTTTTAAGGGCAGGTTCATTTACCAGCTGGTCCAAGGTGGCATTTAAGAATTTTTTATTTGTTTCAGTCTGAAAAATTTCTGGTAGAAATTGATGAGTTTTTATAACAGCCATTCTTGTTCCTATTAAATGTTAATTTGTCCTGCTGTGATTGCACTGATAATTTGTACATTATCGACAGTAGCAGCACTTACTAAAATTTCGTTTGGTTCGGCATTAATTTGGTATAATGCACCAAACCCGCTCAATTGAGCTGCCGGTACTATTATTACACTGCTAACATTCGGGCTTAACGATGTATGTAAATAAGCACTTAGTTCACTAAAATAAAATGTTTCGCCAAAATCCCAATTGGATATATCAAAATATGTATTAATTGCGGCAATGACCTGACTTTTTATATCATTATCGCTTAAATTTACATTTGGGTTCTTGATAACTTTAAAAGTAGCACGTAAAGAATCTATTGCCTTGTTTCCAAATAATGGCTTGAACACAGCAGGATTATATATGATACTATCACTTATAGTTTTTAAATTTTCAATTGATCCAAATTCTGTTTGTAACTCTACACTGGTAGGAGGCACCGGTTGAGGCAATCTGTTACTTGTATCAGTGATATAAGCATAATATTGATCGCTGTATGTTCTTGTTAAGATATAAAAATCTATTAGGTTATTTGGACTTGGATCTATTCTACGATTATTTGGTGCATTGTGTGTGTACTGAAACATAATGTCCTGTCTTCCAAACCTGGCAATATAATTTGTCACAACAGTCAGTGAGCTTCCGGTCGACTTATAAAATTTATCCTCGCCGGTAGCATAAAAAATTGTATCAACAGGATATAGAGTAATATTTGTAAGAATTGCAGCTTCATCTGGATAAATTGATACAATCAAATTTTGATCAACAGGGTCATATTTTTCAAAATTAAATTCGTCAATAGTTTCAATGAAATAAACAAATTTATGTTCAGGATTTGTTTCTGGATCAACTAATATATCAAATAAATCAGGATTGTCAGGAACCTCATCTAAGTTATCGTCAGGAAAAGTAATTAAAATTTTCCTATTATCCTCAAATCCATCAACTTCTACTACACGGTTGGCTATACGATAAATTTGACTATAAAACAAACTATCAGCCGAGTCAGGTAGTGTATTTGTACGTAAAACTTTTATTTCGTCTAATTTTGTAGTAGCTGTTCTGCTATCATATACTTTTACATCAGGATCGTAATAAAATCTTGTTTCTCGTTCGCTTTGGAAAAAATAATTTAATCCTCTGCTTGTCACGGTGTATGCTTGGTTAGCAAACACAAATTTTAAAAACCAGCTGTCATCTAACCCTAAACCTGAGGTATTCCCTGCATTGGCTAAATTAAAATCTCCAGATCCAATGTTCGCCTCATCAATTGTGGTCCAAATTTTATTGACAATATCGTATCTCAATGCAAATGTTTTATAACTTAAAATATTGTTTATAATTTCTGTTATTAAAGATGATGGCCAGGCATTTGCGAACACCGGAATGACTTCACTTATTTGTGCTCCAGTTGGCACTACCACACTTAATGTTGCATTTCCTACACCAGGAGTAACATATGAAATAACACTGGCCCATAATTCTGTGCGTTGAAATTCTGTCTCAGGGGTGCCTGTTTGTAATTGATTTTGAGCATCAAAGTATTTGCCGGTTGGTGCAACAAATTTAATTAAGGCTCCTTGAGTAATGTAAATGTAACTGGACGCATCAAACGTTCCAATACTACGACCTCCACTGTTTGAAGATTGTGTCCATGTACCTGTAGGAGTAAATCTGGTCGCTGTTTTGTAATATAGATGTTTTGTAGATACGCGAGAAATCAAAGGAGTTATAACATTTCTTACAATATAATTTACTTCACTGCTGCTGGTAAATTGAAATGTTTCAACTTCAACTGTTGGCTCAGAGTAAATAATTCCGTCTTGTGCAAATATGTTCGTACTTGAATATTTTCCGGTAGCATCTACTACGTCTAAATAACGACTCACTCCTGAACTGGATCTATTAACGGCTTTGACTTTTAAAATATTACCAAATGTAGTATACGGAAGAATATTATAATCTTCACCGGTTACCATTCGATTTTGAGTATAGTACTGTTGCGGTGCTTTAATACGTATTTCTTCAAGAGTTTCTCTGGCAGATGCATTAGTTACAGTGTATTCTAAACTTGCACGAACAGAAAAAGTTTCTGCTCTGCCTGTTCTGCCTCTATAAGGAATAGTGATAGTAACTGCACTCATTTCCTCAGGAGTAATTTTGTAGGTTTGATTGTTGCTAACTCGATAATAAATTCTAAAATTACCAATTGGAATATTAGTGAACGATCCATCACCAAACACCAAATCAATTTGATCGTTTGATCTGGTGCTAACACTATAAAGATTTCTATCTTCGGTATTATTGTAGATTACATTGATACCATTTATTGCCGGGACTTGCGTCCATAGAGTAGTAGGACTGCCGGCTGAATTAAGTGAATATAGCCAAACATCAGTGTTGTTGATATTGTCAAAATTGACATTAACAATACGATTAGGCAAACTTTCTGTTATTGAAAAATCAAGACTTCTAAGTTCTCCTTGCTTGAAATAGAAAAAGTATCCTGTATTATTTGACCCATTTCCTTGATTGTCGTTTTTATATAGAAAATTAAAAACGCCGCTTGGTGCAGGTGATTTTTCATATATGTAAGCTTGGTCAGCTGATGTTGCACTTATTATTTCAAATGGATAAGTAACTCCTGCTATGCTTGCGGTATAGGGTTGTACTGGTATTACTCCATTTAGTAAATCTATAGCATACTCGTCTGTTTTTACTCCGCTTAAAGTTTTTGATGCTCCTGGTTTTCCAATTGCCTGAGTTCCAACTAATACAGCATTTAATATCGCTGTAAATTGTTCCAACCAATTTTCGTTAGTATTATCGTTCCAGTTTACCAGAAGATTGCTTAAATTAGTACCAGTACTATCATAGATTATTTCTGATGTGCTTACATTTTGAAATTTTAAAAATCCTGCTGCTGGTATACTACGCTTAGGATTGTAGCTTATAAGTTTGGCTAACTTTAAGATACTGTCGCGACGTTCGGCTGTGTCAAGAAAGTTTTCTCTTGCGTTTAAATCTGTTCTAAAAGCCAAACTTTGGCCTAAAAAAGCTATAAGATCTATTAAAGCAATGTATTCTGAACTTTCAGTAAAATCATTGAAATCTTCAGGATAATATGTACGCAAATACTCAATCATTGATTTGCGTAGTGTTTCAAAATCAAAGCTTTGGAAATCAGCTTCTCTAAAAGTCTGATAAATCTTAGTCCAATCTTGCTGGACTAATAAACTGGTTTGTCTTGTGGTAATTGCCATATCTTATACCTATTATTCAATATTTATGGCAATTATAATATGGTATTTTTATGATGCTAATAATATATTTGAATCTGAATTGAATTCTAATTTAAGCTGTTCGCTATAATTACCCGGTAAAAATGTCAAGTCAATTTGTATTTGCAAACCGTGTTCAAATTCGTTTATAAGCACGTTATCAACAGATACTCGCGGATCATAACTCACGATTCTTTTTACATCCTCAACGATTGTTGACTGAACATCGGCAGTGAGAGGTTCAAACAACATGTTCCAAATTATACTTCCAAAGTCTGGGTTCATGAGTTTTTGGCCTTTGCGTATGCCAAAATGATTTATCAAGTCTCGTTTTACTAATTCTGCATCAGTAATACGGAATTTTTTAGTATTATTAATAGTACTGAAGCCTTTGTATCTTGTCATATTAGTATTTACTCATATTATGGAAGTGATTCGGTCGAAACGTCAGCATTTAAATTTTGTATAGCATATTTTCCTGCATTATAAAAAAGAGCCCCAGGACGTCCTTGACTGTCTTTTTCTTTGCCTTTTTGACGCCACTCTTTTGCCTTGGCGGCTGGCAGCGAGTTGGCATAATCATCGCCGGTTGCTTTTAATTTGCTTACATCAACTTTGGCTGCGGCTTTCTTAAATTGTGCTGCAGACCCTTGCAGCGCAGGATCAAGCGCAGTTTGTACACTTTGTGCAGTGGCAGTAGCAGTGCCAGTAATATTAGGTATTCCGGATAGTGCCTGTGTGTCAACTGCAACTCCGCTGGCGGAAACACTGACAGTGGGTAGAGCCGACTGCAAGTTTTGTGCTATAGACGAAACTTCACTTTGAGCAAGTTGCGAAGCTGCCTGTAGTGGCGCTGCTGCGGTGCTCAACAGTCCGCCCAGGTCACCGGCCAGCCCTGATGCAGCTGATACTAAACTACTTGTGTCAGTACTCATCAATCCTGTAATAGACGACAAACCTTGCTGCAAAGTTGGATTGGCATCTTGGAATTGATAAGCGACGGCCAGCATGCCTGCTACTGATTCTTTGGTGTCGTAATCTTTTATGGCTCCAGATTTTATACCAGCGTTATACTGTGCTAATAAAAATTTTTCCATTATGCGATCTTGTACATTTACGTCAAACACGAATTCAATCTCTGTAGTTACCCCATCTTTTCCTGTATATGCTGCTCCATTGGAAAATTTGTACCCATAATTAATTAAAGTTTTGTTATGAACTGCGTATCTACCTATTCTTGGCGGTACATTATATGTGCTGTCGTTGTTCGTTTCCATAAATGCAATTTGTACCATAAGAGCCTTGATATCACTTTCTCTCAATGTAGGAATATCTTTTTTAACTTTAGGTGTAGGTGCGCCAATTGGTGCTGCCGGATCATCAAGAAGACTTCTGGGGGCTCCTTGACCAAACGCCTGTTTTCTGGCCTCTTCAATACCAACATTATTAGATTGACTTGTGGCCTGTTGACCAGGCGCAGCACTGGACGCACCAAGGTTGGCGGTAATAGATCCCACAGCGTTGTTAATATTAGCCTGTACACCTGGAGGTAGATTGTTAGTCAAAGTCAAAACAGTAGACGCATTAACTCCACCTGAATCAAATGCGCTAAACATGGCCGCTGCTGTGCTTGCTCCTGCAGCCACTTGAGCATTGGCCTGTGGATTATTTTGCACAATTTGATTAACAAATTCGGTAACATTAATTGGCATACTATTCTTCCTGATCTTTATTTGGTTCAGCTAACCCGCTACTCAATTTCTTCTTACCTGTTTGTCTTGTCCAAGGCTCGTGCGTGGGGGTAAGCGGTGCTATACTTGCCAATCCACTTTGTGGATCTAACTCCCAACGTTTAATGTCTGGATTAAATCTTACATTTTCCTGTTGATATAACTCCATTGGCGGATTTACTAATGGCTCTACTGGTGTAGGTGGAATTTTTGGGTTTTCTGGTACTTTTCCGGCTGTGTTTATATACACTTGATCTCCGCCTTTTAACCATAGTTCCCCGGATCCCACTTTCCAACCACTTGTAACACCTGAACTTGCGTTTGTGTTTGAACTTATTATAAATTCGCTCTGTGAATTGAATGTTACATTACCTTGCGATCTAACATTAACCCATCTTGATGAAGTTATCATGGTGTCTTGAGTTTTTATATTAAACAATCCTGCAGTTTCTATGCTGGCATTAAGTGCTCTAATATCTAAACTGCCTCCACTGCGTAAGCCCACTACACCTGCATTGATATTATATAAATCTTTGGCAGTAATTAATTGTAAAGATGTTTGTGATTCGATTGATGCTCCTGCATACATTTTAATAGTAGATCCTGCATTGATGTTTACATTACCGTCGGCGTGAAAATTCAAATCCATCTCAGATCTTAAATTCAGACTGTCACCACTATAAATGTTAATACTACCTTTAGGAGTAAACTCTAACCATGCAGTCCCTTTATTGTTGATAATATATAAAACTTCATTGGTGTCATTGAACAATATTTGATGCCCGCCTGCTGATCTTAATCTTACCAGCTGACTGTCGCCGTATAGATCGCCATCATCCATGACAAAGGTATGCCCACCTTTTCGTTCAGTGGGTTGCCAATCAAAGATTTTTTCGCCTTGATTGCCTAATTTTAAGGCTTCGTCTAATGATTCTCTATCTGGGTATTTGTCAGTTAAATCTGGAAATCCGCGACCCGGGGTGCTGAACCCAAATACTCTGCTGGGAGATTCTCTGGTACTTGAACTGGTTATGGTTCCACGATCAGGATCAGACTCTAATCCTTGTTGAATTACAATATTAGATTGGTAAGTGTGTAACACTCTATCTAACTCAAGATAATTTTTTGCTGTGTTTCTACCAACACTCTCTAAGTTTACTTCGCTGCCTGGCAAAAATATGTTATCTGCAGGAACATCTCTATTGATGCCGAAGGTAGGATCAAGAGTCAGCTGTGTAGTGCCACTGGGTCTGGCAATACCAGGCGTCATATGAGTAGACTCTGTATTTTGTATGCAGGCAAACCAAAATCCTCTACTGATATCTCCATTTACAAAAGTGACCAGGACCTGATTTTCTAAGTCAGGTGGCACAGCCCAAAAACCATAAGTCTGAGCCTCTGTTCCGAATGTGGTAGGATCATCGACCCCTGGTTTACCAACAGTGCTGCCAAAAAACGGACTTGCGTAGCTTACTGTAATGTACGGTCCTGTTTCCTCTCCTTGCAATTCGGCTATCCATACTTCTAATCTACCCAGTCGGGTAGGGTCTACATTGTTTTTGACAATCCCAATGTATGGTCCAGGATCAATTTTGATACCGGGTGTGGCGTCCTTGTCGTAGTTGGGATTAACTTTTTTTGGATTAATTGAATCTGCCATTTTATACTAAACCTGTTTCTTGAATTTTTTTGATTTTTTCTGTTTGATCTTTAAACACCTGAGTGGCTTGTGTTTGTAAAGGCGCCGCCCTGCCTATCAGTTTTGTTATTTGCGCTGTATAACCTTTGCTTGTTTCTTGTACCTTGAGCAATCTTAGGGCCACTTGTTGTAGCTGTGTGGCCTGTTCAGATAAAACTTCTTTTAAAGCTTCTCTGTATCTAATAGTTTTATCTGCTTTTTGCTCTCTTGTCAAGCTTGAATCATTTTTAATGCTGGTTATGGTAGCGTTGAATGAGTTAAATTCTGTAGTTCTTGTTCTCAATATATCATCTATTTCACTTTCAATTTCTGCTAACTCGTTTTGAGGATCGCGCGGTACTGATTGCTCTGGAGCAACTGCCAACGCATCCCCTGCATTAGAAGGTGCTGCTGCTGTAGGTTGCGGAACAGTGGCCACTGTTCCTGCACCAGCAGACACCGGAACTGGGTTAGTTGGTGGTTGAGCTGCTGCTGTTTTTAAATCATTTATTTGATCTGATGTTAAACCTGTACTATCAACCACTTGATTCTCTTGTACTGGTGCTAACGGGGTTGACTGTGTAGGTTCACCAACGGCCACTGTGGCTTGAAGTTCTACTTTGGGCGATGTTCGGGGACTATCATCATAAAATAAGTCGTTTGGCATTTTAACCAGATCAAGAGTTTGTTCAAACTTACCTTTTGTAAAATCGCTTTTTACTTTAAGAACCTTGTACACCCCACTGAATGTAGAATCGGTCATTCTACCATTAGATAGTTTTATTTGTTTGTTAGTAATGCCAGTGGCATCATCAATATCTACAGCACTTTTTATTAAAAGCTGAACAAAAACTTGTTCTTGGTCAAACAGTATTTGTCCTGTATCTGGATTAATAGGTACCGTTTCGCTGTTGTTTTCTCCTGCTACTTTACTAATAATAGTGTTTTGATAATCGGGACTCATAGGATTATAATATATGTCGTCCTGCTTAATAAATCCAGGATCGCCTATAATACGTAATTGCACATTTAACATATCGCCGCGACTGCTGGTATATATGCTGTCAGCAATATCACTAACCGCAGTTGCATCGGGTTTAACAGCTCTATTCATTTGTCCTGAACCTTTGGCGTTTACACCTCGAGGCTTGTAAGATGTTGGTAAATCTAAATTTCTTTTGGCATTCGGCCTATTAGGGTCAGCATCTCTCGCTGCATTATCTTCATCCTCTAATGGATTACTATAACTTGCTGCCACAGCAGTTTTACTGTCTTGATATGCAGTGATTCCGGTATAGAATAAACTATCAAAATCTATTTCTATACTAATAATGTCTTGATTCAGCCCTGTGTAGAGATAATTGTATGCTCTTACAATTTTACTTTTGTTAATTCTTGTTTTGGCAAAATCAGGATGGTAAGCATTAGCTGCTTTATAAGGCACAATTGTATACACCGCTGTTCTACTGTAAGCATTGGTACTATTATCAAATCCATTAAGATATATCTGTGGTATTATTTTGTACCAATCTAAAAACTGGTATTTGTTAAGTTCGGCTTGAGCTTCTCTTCTCTCTTTTGCTGCCTGTTCTCTGTTAATTTGAGTTTGATTTGCATCATTCAGCAAGTTACTCCTATCAGATATTATTCCTCTGTTTCTCTCTATTGCGTCTTTGGCTTCCTTGACTTGACCTGATATGTATTCGCTACTTTGCATCACTCGGTCAATCAATTGCACAATGTTAATCCCTGGATTGATATTGAATCCTTGTTTGGTTTTACCATCTTTAAGTTGCGATCTCTTATGAGAAGAGTTTACTGATTCATCTGGATCTGACATTGGTACTGTGCGTGCCTCAGCAAACTTTTCATCAACAATTTTGCTTTTCTGTATCCTACTGTCTGTAATATTAAAAGTGATCAACGACGGAGGTAAGCCAAATGTTCTTCCTGGGCCCGACACGCCGCGCATAAAACCGTTATAACCAGCTGGATAACTTTTGGTTGCATAATCCAAAGCTGCTTTTCTACGGTCTCTTTCTTGATTTATTTCTGCTTCTGTAGGTTTGGTTCCTTGATTTTTACTTTCTTGATCTGCCACCCATTTTTTTAATTCACTTTCCACTCGCTCTTCATTCTGTGATACTTCGGCTGAAAATATTTTTTCTATTTCTTTATTACTGTCAAAGAATTCTCCCACAGTACCTGCTTGTACGCTAAGTGCAATAGGTAGGCCAGCTACCGAATCCTGAAACGCAGTGTGGTTGTATGGAATAGCTCTACATCTGTATTCTGTACCACCTGTTCCAGGTTTAATTTTCATTTCTATAATTTTGATGGCAACACGTTTTCTATCAATTCTATTAGATGTTGGTGTAGCTTCATTTACATTTGATATGAAATCAATTTCTAATAGATAAGGCTGATCCATATAATTAGGGCATTCAACAGGCGGCATCATGCAAGCACTTTGTAGCCTGTCTAATAATGTCATACCATATGGTTCAATTATATTAAAACTTATTTCTATTGCGTTACTGGCTTTGGTTTTTGCATTCAAACCAACCACAGTGGTAAGACTGAGATTTTCAATAAAGAAATCTTCCATGAAATCAGGGTGGCGTCCAGTTTTTGTTGCTGATGCAACAGTTGTTAGGGGCTGCTTGTTAGGAAAACCACCACCACTTGAAATCAAAGCAAATTTAGGTTCAAAGCTGCTGGGCCGTTCTATCATGGCAGTATAATCCATGGCCGACAGAAGATATAAAGTAAGTCTATAGGTACTGCTGGTATAGTCATGCAGTAAATTTTTCTTGGCTTGTGCTAATTTTAGCGACAACTCCTTTTGTTTGTCGCTATCTGACTTGCCAGAATCAATTGGTTTACTACTGCTGGTAGTTCCTGATATACTTGATTGTTTGCGTTTTTCTAAGTCTCTTCCGGCTTCAACGGAATTGCTTTCGCTGCTGCCTGGAGCCGGAAAAGCGTTCGGGGGTAGTTCTTCGGCGCTCGATCCTCTGTTTGCATTGTTTCGAATTTTGTCTGCTTCGGCTGTGCTTACAGTCGCGGCAGGTACAATTAGAGGATTTGGGTCATTGGTTGTGGTTGGTTGATTGTTTCCGGCGCCTGGTTGCGGAGACAAATTTTCATTTTTTAATTTATCTTCTGCGGTTTGACCGTCGGCTTGATTTTTTGCTGCTTGATTGGCTGTCTGTGCACCGTCGTTGGTTACTTGAACATTAGTTTGATTTGGTCTGATAGTGACGTCTTCATACTGCGTTTGAGGTGGCGGGCCCAGTGCATCACGATTTGTAGTGACATTAAAATCTTTACCCTCGGCTTCGGCAGCACGTAATGCCCTATTCTTCTCTCTGAAGTTGGCGTTTTCTAAGCCCAAAGATCTTAGATATTCGTTTTTTGCTGCTGTTGTGGCTGCGTCGTCTGCTTTGCGAGCAGTATTGTTTTTGCCTGTCCAGTCCGACATTTCAGCAGTCATTCTGGTTTCTCTTACCCCACCGCCACTTGTGGTTGTTGTTACTTCCCCTCGAGTGTTTGATGGACCGGTAGTTTCTGCTTTGTCTTCTTCGTCACTCCAACCTTTTTTAGCTGCGGCCTTTTCGTCTTCTCTCTTTTTTCGTAATCGCTCTAAGTTTTTCTCGCGGTCGACTCTGATTTCTTCTTCACGACGTGCTCGTCGTTCTTCTGCTTCTTTTACTCGTCTCTGGTCTTCGGCTATCCTCGCTTCTTCTTCCTCTTTGGTTCTAACTTCAATTACATCAAATGCTTTTGTGACTCGACCTTTATCATCCAGTCGATACAGGTCATACTCTTCCTCAGTAATACCAGCACGATTAAAAGCGTCATCCTCACTGTAGCCGCCTTTGATTAACTTGTTAACTTCGTCAAGTTTTTGCTGACTAAATCTAAGCTCTTTTGGCAAGTTATACTCCTAAATCTTGTTGGAGTGTGGCCTTTTTGGGGATAAAAATTTGAACCCCTGCACGAAAATCAAAAAGCGGATCTTTCAGTACATTGGGATTACGCATAGCAAACACCCACCATAGCGCACTATCGCCATACAGGTCAGATGCAAGTATGTCGGGCCTAAATTCGTACACCTTATCAATTTCATACAACACATCGTCGTCTTTTTTTGTAATTGGTCGATTGGTCATTACGTCTAAAAAATTCCCAAACGTACTTGTTTGGGCATATGGGCTGTTACTTGAATAAGCTACTTTGGCCATTACAACATTCCTTTGGTTATCATATCGCCCCTTGCAAAAGCATTAAAGTCAAATTCTCTTTGTTTTGTACGACTATACACCGGTTGCAGGGTGATTGAAATCGTGCTTACTGTAGGAAGTCTTGTTTTTGACGGTAATTCTCCTGTTTCCGTAGTAATATAGTTTCTGCCAGGTTCTGTTTTTGTCACAGGCAATTTTGTAACTGTGTCTATTGTTGTTTTTGAGGTGCCCTTACCTTGAAATGTCGTCTCAAGATAGTCAACGTCATTTGGCATCGTATGAGAAAATTGAGTTAACAAGCACGGAACGTGAGGTAAATAATGAGCACCGTATCCATCTAAATACAGGATAGGCGGCGGCGATCCTTGGTATATTCCAGAATTTCCGTAAAACATTTTTGTAGCAGCTCTAAAAAAATAAAGGACACCTAAAAGATACTGTGCATCAAATTCGTTTTGTACAGAAAATTCGCCGTTAATTTGAATTGCTTGTACTTCGCTGGCTTCGTAAAAATAATTTGTATAGTTTGAGTGTGTAAGCGGTTGTGACCCATATCTTGCTTGATAGGCAACAGTAACCTGAGGCACGTAAGGAAAAATGACTCCATCAGTATCTTTAAGAAACGACATTACCCCAGGATTGGGATCCCTATATAATATTTTTGCTGCGGGCGCAACACTGACTCGTACACGCCATTCTTCACCAGATTTATCAAACCCAACACTGGGAGTTCCGTTGGCCATAGAAGATGTAATTGCGGTGCCGTCTGCTTGTAAACCGGCTTTTAACAAACGACTTTCCTTGGGGTCTCCACTGCCGCTTATTGCACTTTTTTGGCGTGCCAAAAAGGCAGCCCGTCCTTCTGCATCCAGCGTTGGATTTAATTGGCTGTTTTTATTAGGCGCAAAAAGCCCAATTTTTGAATCTTCTACTACTGGCATATATTTTCCTCTTGCTTTTTTATTATTTATTTGCTAAATTAACAGCGTATTTTAAGGAACTTAATGAAACACAATTATCTAAACAATCGCGATATTCTCAAAGAAATCCACAAAAGCAAACTTACCTACTGTAGTTTTTTGTTGCCCGAAGATGGTGATTACGATATCATACTACCAAGTATAGACAAAATAAACAAAAAAAATATCACAGAGGGGCGTAAGCTACGTGCAGAACGACTGGCCAGAGCAGCATATGATGCAGCGCAGTCCGTTTCAAGTGAAAAATTAAAGCTCGAAAATTTTGCTATAAAACCCAGCAAGATTGCCGATACAGATGTAGTATTCAGAATAATGACTTGGAATCATATTCCGCAGGATACATCTAAAAAGAAAAAAGTTATTGATGATGAGGAAAATGTGCTTACTGAGTATGATGATTTGTCAACAGACGCTCCTCCTGCCAAGTATGTTAAATGTAATTTTCCTCCTTTCCAACATTATCGAATTAACGACGAAGGAATTCCTTATTGTGTGGGCAAAAGTCATTGGAAAGGAGATGTATCTGATGGGGAGTTTTGCCGAGAGCACGGTGCAATGACCAAAAAGCTGGCTCATATGTTTATGAAATTGTGCGAGCGTTATGCTACACGTAGCAACTGGCGCGGCTACACTTACAACGATGAAATGCGTAGTCAAGCATTACTTCAACTCTCTCAGATAGGACTACAATTTGATGAAAGCAAATCACAAAATCCTTTTGCTTATTATACTGCTGCTATCACTAATTCCTTTACTCGAGTGCTTAACATTGAAAAGCGCAACCAAAATCTTCGAGATGATATTCTTGAAATGAACGGACTTACTCCAAGTTATACCAGACAAGGTATGGGATCTTGGGGCGGTAATCCACAATCTGGCGATTATAGCGACGATTAAGTTTGACTTTACTGTTTAGAAAATAGTAAACTAATACGATGAGTAATCTATTTAAACGAGCAGCAGTCTGCACAGATATACACTTTGGGCTAAAAAGCAACAGTCAAACACACAATGAAGATTGCTTAAACTTCATAAAATGGTTCACTGCTAAGGCAAAGGAAGAAGGATGTGAAACAGCGTTTTTTCTTGGAGATTGGCATAACAATCGTGCCAGTATCAATATTGTCACTCTTAACTATAGTCTCCGTGCTTTGGAACATCTCAACGATAACTTCGATCGTGTTTACTTTATCCCTGGCAATCACGACTTATATTATCGCGACAAGCGTGATGTCCAAAGTGTTGAGTGGGCTAAACATTTACCGAATGTCATCATTTGTAATGATTGGCTACACAGCGGTGATGTTATTGTGGCCCCTTGGTTAGTAGGCGAAGACTACAAACGCATACCAAAATTATCAGCCAAGTACATGTTTGGGCATTTTGAACTACCAACATTCTACATGAATGCCATGGTACAAATGCCCGATCATGGCGATGTCCGGCGTGAGGACTTTACCGGTATTGAACATGTGTTCACTGGGCATTTTCACAAACGACAAACACAAAAAAATATAACTTATATTGGCAACTGCTTCCCGCACAACTATGCCGACAATCACGACGATGAACGAGGTATGATGATCCTGGAGTGGGGTGCAGAACCTGAATATCATGCGTGGCCCAATCAACCACGATATCGTGTGTATCAACTAAGTGATGTATTACAAAATACGGATGCATTGTTGCATAAAGACATGCATGTACGTGTGAATCTTGATGTGGATATTAGCTACGAAGAAGCTACGTTTATTAAAGAAACATTTGTAAATACTTACGGCCTAAGAGAAATTACACTTATTCCGCAAAAATCTATTACCGAAGATATCAACTACGATATCACCGGAAACATAATGTTTGAAAGTGTAGATACTATTGTAACCAATCAACTTACAAACATTCAAAGTGACCAATATAATAAAACCCTATTGCTTGATATCTATAGAAATCTTTAATGTTTAAAATTAAAACACTCGCAGTTAAAAATTTTATGAGCGTGGGCAATGCTACCCAGGCTGTTCAGTTTGATCGCAAGGATCTGACTCTTGTATTGGGGCAAAATTTAGATCTTGGCGGAGATGACACGGGAGCAAGAAATGGAACTGGCAAAACAACCATTATCAATGCACTCAGCTATGCGCTATATGGTTCAGCTTTAACCAACATTAAAAAAGATAATCTTATCAACAAAACAAATGGTAAGAACATGTTGGTTACTATTGAATTTGAAAAAGATGGCACGGACTACAAAATTGAACGTGGCCGTAAACCTAACACAATGGCTTTTTATGTAGGCGGCCAAGAGCAGCAGATTACCGACGAAAGCCAGGGCGATAGCAGAGAAACACAAGCAGAGATTGAACGCATGTTGGGCATGAGTCACGACATGTTCAAACACATTGTTGCACTCAACACTTACACAGAACCTTTCCTTGCATTGAAAGCAAACGATCAACGTACCATCATCGAGCAGCTACTTGGTATTACTATGCTCAGTGAAAAGGCTGATGCACTTAAAGAGCAATTAAAGGCAACTCGAGATGCTATAACACAAGAAGAATATCGAATTAAAGCAGTAACAGACGCCAATGCTCGTATTCAAGAACAAATTGAAGCAACTCGTCGTAGACAAAATTTATGGCGAAATAAACAGGTAAACGAATTAGTAGAATTAGAACAAGCTCTTGCAGTAGTAGGCGATTTGGATATTGATCAAGAATTACACAATCACAACTTACTCGATGAGTACAACGAAAAATCAAATAAAATTAAAGAAATATCTCGTTGGCGAGTGGCCTGCGAAACAGAACAAGTTCGAATATTAAAGCAACTTGACAAATTAAAATCTGAAATTGAAAAACTTGAAAAACATGAATGTTATGCTTGTGGACAAGCTCTGCACGATACCAAACATGAGGAAGTTTTAACAGAAAAACGTAATACATTAAAAGAAACTTCACTACAGTATCTTGCCAATGACGAACAATTAATGTCGCATATTGATGCATTAAATTTATTAGGTACAACAGGTGCTGCGCCACGAGTGTTTTACGATAACAAAGAAGATGCCATCAATCATAGAAACACCGTGGCCAATTTAAAACAACAACTGGCAACAAAGCAAGCCGAACCTGATCCTTATGAAGAACAGATCAAAGAAATGGAAACAAAAGCAGTAGAAGAAATAGATTACAATTTAATAAATGATCTTGCTAATGTGCGCGAACACCAAGAGTTTTTACTTAAACTATTAACCAACAAAGACAGTTTTATTCGTAAACGTATAATTGATCAAAATTTGAGTTACCTTAATTCCAGACTAAGTCAATATTTAGATCGAATCGGGCTTCCGCATACTGTCAAATTCTTAAATGATTTGTCGGTAAGTATTGAAGAGCTGGGTCGAGAATTAGACTTCGATAATTTAAGTAGAGGAGAACGCAATAGATTAATTCTAAGCCTAAGTTGGGCATTCCGTGATGTCTGGGAAAGTTTATATCAACCAATTAACTTGTTGTTTATTGACGAAGTCATTGATACCGGAATGGATAGCTCGGGCGTCGAAAACAGCTTGGCCGTTCTTAAGAAAATGTCAAGAGAAGGTAATCGTAGTGTTTGGTTAGTAAGTCACAAAGATGAATTAGCTGGTCGTGTGAATAATGTGTTAAGTGTAATCAAAGAAAATGGCTTCACCACCTACAACACCGATGTCGAAATAAAGTGATTATTACATTTGAACTTGTGTGCGGAACAGTTGATGATAAGGGACCGTGCTTAGAAATCTGGGTCAATGAAGTCCTTGTAAAGGACTTTGTTGCAACTGCAACAGAAATTATTTCGATTGATACATCTGACAGCTATGACAAGTTTATTATTGTAAAACACAAAAATAAAACTGAGCAAGACACCGTTTTAGAGAATAATAAAATTATTGCAGACAAATTTGTAAGGATTAATCATATCTGGATAGACGATATTCTTTTACCTGATGCTTTGCATTATGGCGAGGTCACGCCAATTTATTCAATTGGGTATCTGACCTCTCTTAAAGAGGTTCCCCCGGAAACTTATCATGAACGTAGTTTATATTTTAATGGAACCATTAGATATTTTTTTATAAAGAATTATTTTAATTTTTTAGATAGCTATTTTATTAACAAAGATAATGAATTTATTTCTAATAATTATGATTCTTTAAAATATTTTGGCAGCACGCAAGAGGTTGAAATAGAAGAACAAATTATAGATTTTCTCACAAAGCATGGATACAGCATTACTAATTAACTTACCAAGACAAGAGGCCGAAAGGCCTCCTGCTGTAATTGCTGGCCTGGCTGGCATGTGTAAGTCTGCCAACATTGATTATGATGTGCTTGATCTAAATTTGGCTGCTATAGTTACAATGCCGGCTGCTGTAAGAAAAGATTTTGAGGATTATCTGGTTTACTATAAAAAAACCAGTCTATATATTGATGATTTTATTGATTTAGTCACAAAAAACTTACCAGATAAACATTATAAGATTATTGCTGTAAGTCTGTTTACATTTGAAACCCTAAGAGCAGCAAATATAGTGCTGCCGCTGTTAAGACAAAAATATCCTAAAAGCAAGATTGTTATTGGTGGTCATGGTGCTACATCTCCGGACAATGATAACAATGGCGTACCTTTTTATAAACATGCAATTGCCAAACAGATCATAGATCATTATATTTTAGGTGAAGCTGATTTAGCATTTCAAGCCTATATAAAAAATCCTGATGATTGGATTTCTACAGATCAAAAATTTTTTGTAGATAATCTTAATCAAATACCTTTTGCCTGCTATGACAAAATTCTTCCAAGTACATATTGTAAAAACGGTACTATGAGTGCATATGTTACTGGAAGTCGAGGTTGTGTCAGAGATTGCACTTTTTGTGATGTTGGTTACATTTGGACCAAATATCGCTTTAGAACAGCAGAACATCTGTTTAATGAAATTTTACATCATCACTTAGAATATGGTGTTACACTAATTGAATTTACTGATAATTTAATCAATGGAAGTTTGTCAGAATTTAAAAAATTTAACAAATTACTCGTTAATGCACAATCAACCTATCCAAGTTTAAAAAAACTTAGATATAGAGGAGATTATATTTGTCGTCCAAAAAATCAATTTAGCGAAGAAGATTTTAGAACAATGGTTGAAGCTGGAGGTACGGATTTGGTTGTGGGTATAGAATCATTTAGTGTACCAGTACGGTATCATATGGGCAAAAAATTTGACAATAACGACGTTGATTTTCATCTGTACTGTTCTGGAAAATATGGAGTATCAAATACGTTTTTAATGCAGGTTGGTTATCCAACAGAAACATTAACTGATCATCAAACAAATATTGAATATCTTTATCGTTATCAAAAATATGCATTATCAAGAGTTATCAAATTAATAAGATGGGGCTTTACTACCGGAATATTAAAAGGCTCCCCGTTAGATGTAAAATACCGCGAAAAATTGCCTTTAATAAACGAATTAGATAATGACGAATACTTATACGGCGAATTTGATTGGGTTAATTTATCAAACGCACAGCTTACGTTTGCAGAACGAATTAGAAGGCGTATGGAATTGCATAAGGTCACAAAACTTTTACGCTATCCTCAGCCGCGAGTATATGATGAATTTAGTTTTATCTTTTCTCAACTTTCGCGAACCTATAATTCTCGGCGAGTGTTGGAGATTGTAGCTAAATGACTTATGCTGTAATCCTTACTATTCCAAGAGTAGCTGCATTACGACCAGCAGCAGCACCAGCCATTATCAAAAGTATACTGACGAACTTAGATTTAGAAAGTAAAGTTCTTGATATTAATTTAGATTATTTTACAAATTTTAAAAACAGTGTTGATCCAAATTTATTTTCACAGATAGATGAATTTTTATTTGTAAAAAATAAAAACCTTGATAATCAATGTCGTGAACTTTTTGAAGAATTTCTTAAAAAATGGACCAACATAATAATTTCTTATGCTCCTAAAAAATTGTTTATCAGTGTGTTTAGTTGGCAGGCACAAAAATTTGCGGAAGAATTTCTAAAAATTTTTAGAACAAGTTGTAGTGCTGAAATTATAATTGGTGGGCAGGGCTTGATAAGAGAGGAAAACGGGAGTTATAGTACTCGTCCAGAGTTTGCACACTATTTAAAAGACCGCAGTCTTATTGATCACTGGATACGCGGCGAAGCCGAAACTACTATACCTGAGATTGTCAAAGGAAACTACGATGTTGCCGGAGTTGACACCGATTTTTTAGCAGAACGTAGCGTGGTACAAGATCATACTTATATGGATTTTTCAGATTTTGATATTTTAAAATATCAAAGTGGATACGAAACTGGTGTATTACCAATGGAAACCAGTAGGGGTTGTGTTAGGCACTGTGTGTTTTGTGATATACCCACAATGGCAGGAGGATTTAGATTCAAGCGTGGAGATCGCTTGGCTTCAGAAATGATTCATTACTACGAAACTTATCAGGTACGAAATTACTTTTTCCATGACGCATTATGTAACGGAAGCGTAAGAGATTTTAGACAATTCAATCAAGCTCTGGTGGATTATTATCAAAAGCACAATTTACCAGAACGTTATTTGACTTATAGTAGTCATGCTATAGTACATAGCAAGCAGGCAATGAAACCAATAGATTTTGAGTTAATGGCTCGTGCCGGAGCCGAGACACTTGTAATAGGAGTAGAAACTGGCAGTGATCGTATACGCAGGCATATGAAAAAAGGCTATGTCGGCGAAGATCTTGATTATAACATGGAACAATACAGTCTGAACAAAATGCAGGTATACTTGTTGATCATTGTAGGTTTTCCTACAGAAACCGATGAAGATTTTCAAGACACATTGGATATGTTAACAAAATACCAACGATATGTAGCTGATGGTACTATTATTGGTGTTAATCTTGGAACCACACTAACTATCGAGGAAGGTACAGAAATGTACAATCAACCCAATACTCTTAAAATCATTGGTGTAGATGGTAAACGACCGCAGGGTACCGAATGGATATGTGAAGATAATTCCGACCTCACATACAAAAAAAGAATCATGCGTAGAATTCAAGCACAAGAACATGCTGTAAATTTAGGTTACACTTTTTGGAAAGGTGACGACCAAATGAAAATCATGATGGACAAATATCAGGAGCGTTTAGCAAAGTTGGCCGGAGTTATTCATTGAAGTTGGAAATTAATTTTGCTGTAGAGCGTAGATTAGGTAATCCCCAAATTAAAATAATTGTGGATGATTACATAACATTGTATAATGGCGACGCCCTTGACCAATTTGATTTTGATATAGACTTAACCAATGGTGGGCACGATTTAAAAATTATTCATTACGATAAAAAACCCGAGCATCATGTACATGATCCTTATGGTAACATTGTAATAGATCGGCACATTGAAATAAAACGCATTGCCTTAGACAAAGTCAATTTAGAAAGAGAACTCTGGGACGGAAAATTTTATCCGGTGTACATGCACAAGGCTGATAATGAACCATACTTTATTTGCCCTAATTTATATCTTGGGCACAACGGCACATGGAAGTATGAATTTGTTACCCCGGTACTACCGTGGCTGATTGCCAGTAGAAATCAAGGACCTAAATTGGCTAATACTATTTTCCAAACCAATGCAAGTATACTCGAGGAAGCAAAAAACTTTTTTAAAGATTTACCTGATGTTTGATTACAAAAAAATTAAAGAATACCAATTAGAAATCACAACGCACTGTAATGCTGCATGTCCGCAATGTCCTCGAAATATTCAGGGTGGTGGTATAAATCCTCACATGCCACTATTACATCTAAGTAGAGAATCAATTGACGTCACTTTTGATGTTGATCTATGCAATCACGTAGAACGTATATTTTTTTGTGGTAGTTATGGTGATCCTATCATGCACCCGGATTTATTAGACATTCTACAAGATTTTAGAAATAAAAATCCCACGTTGTGGTTATATATACACACCAACGGTGGGGTACATGATGAAGCTTATTGGCGAGAAATAGCCACAATAATGAATGGTTATGGTCAGATTGATTTTGGCTTCGATGGCTTAGAAGATACTTTACATCTGTACAGACGTAACGTAAAATATGCTGTTGCTATGCGTAATGCTCGTGCATTTATCAAGGCAGGAGGTAGAGCACAATGGAATTATATTGTGTTTAAACACAACGAACATCAGGTTGAACAGGCAAAATTATTAAGTCAAGAATACGGATTTTTTAACTTTCTACCAAGAAAAACTGGGCGTTTTTATGATCATACCAACGAGTGTGCGTATCCAAATTGGCCTGTTCATGACCGAGCAGGAGGTACAGAATATGTGTTGGAAGAACCTGTAAGCGACCAATGGCGTAATCCCAGTGTGCAAAAAATTGATGTAATTAAAAAAATGCATGGCAGTTTTAAAGAATATCTAAAAACAACACCAATACGATGCGATGCACTATTAGGTAATAAAGTTGTAATCACAGCCGAAGGGTTGGTATTGCCTTGCAACTTTTTTGAACACAATCTGTATGATGCAAGATTTTACAGCTTTGCCAGGCCGGGAGCTAATCAAGCAAGTTTTACTGCCACTGGTAAAGTACAAGTTAAAGAATTTATAGATCAATATAAAAATGAATTAGACATAAACAAAAAATATCTGTCAGATATTTTTAAAAGTCATTTTTGGCGCGACTTAGTTGACAGTTGGGCAGATAATAATAGAATAATGGAATGTGCTATGACATGTGGTGAAAAGTTTACTAAAGTATGGGATCAAGGAGGATCTATTAGATGAAGATGTTAGTTACAGGTGGTAACAGAGGGCTTGGACAATTTTTATGCACTGCATTTGGCGCAGACAGTGCCAGTAGATCATCGGGGTTTGATATTACTAAAAATGTAGACCAAATTGCAAAGCAAAGTTTGAATTATGATATATTTGTAAACAATGCATTCGATGGTCCTCCTCAAGAATCTTGGGCTAATTTTGGACAGATACAAGTGCTTGAAGCAGTGTATGACGAATGGAAACAAGCTGGTAAATCAGGATATATTTTTAATATAGGTAGTGTCGGAGAAAAAAATATTGTTGCCCGTGAGCCTGGATTTGAAACTTACCGAGTGGCCAAGGCAGCACTGTCACATGCAAGTAAACAATGCACGGCATCATTCAAGGCCAATTATGTACCATTTAAAACTACCTTAATTACACTTGATCGCTTGGACACAGATCTTAGTCGTAGTAGAGCAAATTGGACAGGAAATGGCATGTTATTGGGAGATGTAGCTACTTTTATCAAGTATGCCACTGGATTGGTAGCAAATACTTGTATTGAAGAAATAACATTTTATTGTAATTTAGATTACAAGCATAACTAATGCTGTATGTCATGGCTATTCGAATCCACTCTTGTGGAATCACTTCCTGAAGATTGCGTGGGATTTGTGTATTTGATAACAAATACTGTATCTGGGCGCAAGTACATAGGAAAAAAACTGGCCAAATTTTCAAAAACTACAGTAAAAACAGTAAAACTTAAAAACGGCACCAAACGGAAAAAGAAGATCAGAAGCAAAATAGATAGCGATTGGCAATTATATTATGGCTCAAACGACGAACTTAAAAAAGACATACAAACACTTGGCCCAGAAAATTTTACAAGAGAAATACTTTTTTACTGCAAATCAAAAGCTGAATGTTCATATATTGAAGCAAGAGAACAATTCCGACACCAAGTCTTAGAATCAGATGATTATTATAACGGACATATACAAGTCCGTGTCCATGGCTCCCATATCAAAGGCAAATTAAGCAGTTAAGCTGGCACAGGCTAATATCGTGTGCCCTATACCTGGTAGAAATACACAGGGACGGAAGCCTTCTCGCTGCAAGAAGCACTCAACTACTACCCGCAAGGATGAAGATCGCAAATGCCGCGATTTAGTTGTTTGAATAGGATTTGTAAAGGCTAAAAAGACGTACGAGCGATCGTACACGTTTGTTAGATATGCTGATATATGTTTAACAAATCGCCGTTGTAAAAGAACGGAGCTCGAGGTACCGGACAACCGCCTCTGTAATGCTCTAATATCAGTGACTGTGCTACTCGGATGAAGCGCATATATTTTTTGCCCGCCCTGGGCAAAGAGTGACTGATTAATCTGGATGAAACTTAAAAAAACATTGATGAGCGTAAGCGAAATCAATAGACTAACGAAGTTAGTCTTAGAAGAATGGCATTCCTGATTTCTTAGCAGTTTCTAAATTATCTTTAACTATTTTGCCAATAATCTTTCTTTCTTCAAGACTTAACAACATGGCACTGTCGTAGTCTAACCCGCCACGCATGTACCAACATAATCTTAACACTTCTTCTTTCATGGCTTTTGACTGTGCTTCAAGTTTGTCAAAGTAAGCTATCATGTCCTCCGTGGACATAGTCAAAAGCCTTATCCGAAAAAATTAGCGTTATCGAAGTTTAGTTCTGTGCTGTAAGTTTTATGACATTCACTGCACTCAATTTCCAATGAGTCTGGTTTGGTTGATTGTACAAATTTTTCAATTTGCGATTTAATTTTGGCATAAACATTTCTATCACAATTTTCAATAAATTCTTTGATATGTCTTTCTTCTGTGACTTCTTTGCCTTCTTCGGTAAAAATTGATTCTATACAGTACACAAGAGCCATCACATTCATTTCAGTTAATTTAGGAAAAATTAAATTGAATTGTGTGGTTTTTTCTTCATCTGACAACGTGCTGCTGGTTATAGCGTCGAGCAATTTACGTTGCTCGAACACCATGAGATTGGTGTTGTTCATGGTATCATAAGCTTGCGGTTTGAAGTTAAATGTCAGGCCATTGATTGCTGTTGGTTCATAATTGGGAATTTTCAAATTATCCAATAACACACGCAAGTCTACCACATTCACAGTGGTTTCTTTGCATTCAGGACACACACTTTCGATATCCATGTCGGATCCATAACTGGCTGCACGTATTGCTATCAAGATAGCATCTAAATCTGATGCAGGAATCTTCCAGGCGTTTTTAATATTCGGGCAACAGCTTTGTATGGTGTCTACTACCCCTACTCCGTTCATTAGTGCATCTGGTGTCTTGAGGGTGATTTCATCTTTGACAGTCATTGGATACACAGGTATTTCGCCAGTTGGTGGTATGTCAATAGCATCCTCGGGCCAAAATTTGCCTTGTCCGGGCAGTTTTAAATAGATTGCCGGTTGTCTAAAATGTTTGAATAACGGATTGTTAGCAGGATTTGCCATGTTTTTTGATCCCATAAATATAATTGATATACTATATTTATAGGTTAAATTATGTCAGTAAATGTTCGGATACCTGGAGTTGGGGTAGTCAGTGCTGATAATGCAGCAACTGAAACCACACTAAGAGCTTTGTTGCAGGCTATGACAGCCGCGCAAGGGCGCCAGCGCCGGGCCGATAGTGAAACAGCAGCAGCATCGAGGCAGCAGGCCGGCTTTGCAGATCGTGCAGCGGACAGCATGGGTCAAATGGCCGCCAGCGCCAAATCAAGCGAAAGTGCTGCTCGTAGTTTGTTTTCTAATCTGTCTGAAAATATCAATCGAGTCAGTATGGCTGGTGGTGATATCAAAGATTCCGGAGTGGCAACCTATCTCAAACAGTTGGGCGCCACTGCTGTGGAAGTTAGTGCCTTATGGGCCAAAAACTTTGGTGAATTGCCAACCAATCCCGTTAAACAAGCCACTGGATTAATTGCCACTGCCATTGACGCAGTTGGTGATGGCATGGGGACCGGTCTGAAAAAAATTCTACCTAAAGCATTTGAAAAATTGCCCGAAGCCGGTACAGCAGTAGTAAAAATGGGTCTGAAAACAAGTGTTGGTGTGCTGGCTAACGAATTGAACACCAATATCAAGGCGTATTCGCAGTTGAACAAAATGGGTGCAAGTTTTGCAGACAGCATGACTGGCATGAGAGATAAAGCATTTGCATCTGGGCTCACAGTTGATCAGTTCGCAGCGAGCATGGTAAAGGTAGAACCACAACTGCGAGCCATGGGCATGAACATGGCCAGCGCAATGAGTAAAGTGTCAGGTACTGCAAAAGAATTTGATCAAGTAAATGCAAAAACAGGAAAAACTTTTAGAGAAGAAATGCGTCTTTTAGGATATTCCACTGAAGAACAAGTTGAACTTTCGGCACAAGTGTTGGCAAACATGCGTTCTGAAATGACTGCTGAAAAATTCAGACAAACAACCGATAAACAAGTGGCCGAACGCACACGACAGTACGCCGAAGATCTCAAAGTATTACAAGACATAACTGGTAAGAATGCAAAAGCAGCCATGGAAGAAGCACGAGCCAAGGCCATGGAAGCAGATATCATTGCACAGCTGAGTCCTGAAGAAGCTGAAAAATTTAAAGCAGCTTATGCCAACATGCCAGATTATGCCAAAAAAGGATTTCTTGAATATGTATCAAGTGGTGGCACAGCAATTGTTGATGCCACTACTAACATCTTGATGAGTCAAAATCAACAAATTGAAAGATTGATTAAAGGCGGTTACAGTAGTATGAAAGATGCCAGTAAAAGTGCTCAAGACGTTCAAAAAGAAGTGCTGTATGGTGCAGTAGACGTCAATAGAGAACAAATGAGATTGGTAAAACAGGGTGGTGGTGCTGCAATCGCAACTGCTGCAAGAATGGGCGCACAAGGGTTAGAAGAAATAAGGAGTGGAATAAACTCGGTTTTAAGCACCGGACTCTACTCAAAAGAGGACGTTGACGCATCTATAAAAAATGGTAAAAAGTTATCCGAAGGCCGAGACAAGCTCACTAACAGTGTAGTAGGTTTTCAAGGCGATGCACAAACATTTGCAGTGGAAATGTCAAAAGTGGTAGGTACATTTCTGCCAGAATACGCAACAGCATTACGTGAGGTGATACGTGCAACCAATGATTTTACTTTTGCTCTTACCAAACTGATTACGGGCAAAACAGCACCAAAGGGATCGCCGCCGGGAACAGAACCCACTGAAAAGTACACGTTAGATCAATACGAAGCCGACATGGCCAGATTCTATGGGAACTATGTCAAGCCCTTGATTGATGGGCTGGATGGAATATTGGTTCGTTTGAGCCAAGCGCCAAGATATCAAACCGGGGGTGTGGGAGATTTTGGACAAGGACAGTTAGCCATGCTGCATGGCAAAGAAGCAGTGATTCCGTTAAAAAATGGTAAAAGTATACCAGTAGATTTTGGTACAACCGGTGTACCCGATTTGTCTAATGTGGTACAGCAGATGCAGTCTACATTTACAGCAGTGGCAGCAGCCAAATCTGCACCAGCAGCACCACAAGAATACAAATCAGCAGCCAAAGAGCAAATACAAGAATTACCAACCGCATTAAGTTCAGCTTTGGAAACTGTACTATCCGGTCCGGCTGGTTTGGTTCAGACAATGACACAAGTCAAAACACAGATAGCCGACGACAACAGAATGCAAATGGAAATGATGCAGCAGCAAATAGAAAGCTTAACCAAGCTGGTTGATACCATGCAAGAAAATGTTCGGTATAGCGAAAGATTAGCTAACGAGCTTGCATAACACGGTAAATAGTAGCATACTCGGAATAACTAATGTCTTGGAAAAAATACTTTAAATCGTCTAATTTACCCAGCAATGTAAGTCCTTTGGGCAGTGGACGCAGCCCTGATCCTGGCTTTAAAAACTATCAAAGCAATCTACCTGAAGTTTATATTGGTCATCCAAATCGTGTTGAGCGGTACAATCAGTACGAACAAATGGATATGGATTCAGAAATTAACGCAGCATTAGATATTCTTGCGGAGTTTATGACACAAAAAAATGAAGCAAATAATACAGCATTTGACATTCATTTTAAAGAAAAGCCTACAGACAACGAAGTTAAAATCATCAAAGAACAGCTACAACAATGGGTGGCTTTGAATGAATTAAACAAACGTATATTTAAAATTGTACGTAACACTATCAAATACGGAGATCAAGTATTTGTAAGAGATCCAGAAACATTCAAAATGTTCTGGGTAGAAATGAGTAAAGTGGTCAAGGTCATTGTTAACGAAGCCGAAGGTAAAAAACCTGAACAATATATTCTTAAAGATTTAAATCCAAATTTTGAAAATTTAACTGTGACCGCAGTGTCTACATCGGATACATACATCAATCATCCGCAAGTGGGCGGGCCAAGCGGTAGTTATATTCAACCAGCAACTCCATATTCTGGAGGCACAAGATTTACTCGAGCGCAAAATGAAAGTGCTATCAATGCAGAACATGTTGTGCATATGAGTTTAACCGAAGGCTTAGACATTTACTGGCCTTTTGGAAACAGCGTTCTTGAAAATATATTCAAAGTGTTTAAACAGAAAGAATTGCTTGAAGACGCCATTATTATCTATCGCATACAACGTGCACCAGAACGTAGAGTATTCAAAATTGATGTAGGTAATATGCCAAGTCACATGGCAATGGCCTACGTAGAACGTATTAAAAACGAAATTCATCAACGTAGAATTCCTACACAAACAGGTGGTGGCACCAACATGATGGATGCCACTTACAATCCTTTGAGCATGATGGAAGATTATTTCTTTCCGGTAACTGCTGAGGGCAGAGGTTCCAGCATTGACGTATTTCCTGGCGGTCAAAATCTTGGTGAAATAACAGATTTACGCTTCTTTACTAACAAATTATTCCGAGGATTGCGTATCCCAAGCAGCTATTTGCCCACAGAACTTGACGACGGGTCGCGTTCAGTGACTGATGGTCGCGTAGGTACAGCACTAATTCAAGAATGGCGTTTTAACCAATATTGTAAACGATTACAATCAATGATTGTAGATAAATTAGATCAAGAATTTAAACTGTTTATGCGTTGGCGCGGTATTAACATTGATGGACAGCTATTTGATTTAATATTCGAAGAGCCGCAGAATTTTGCTCAGTACCGCCAAGCCGACGTTGATAGTGCAAGAATTGCCACATTTACACAGCTTGAAGCATATCCTTACATGAGCAAGCGTTTCTTAATGAAACGTTATCTGGGTATGACTGAGCAAGAAATGAATGAGAATGAAACCATGTGGGCCGAAGAGCAAGGCGATATAGAACAAGCACCAGTGGAAGATCCAAACTTGCGTAGTGTGGGGATAAGCCCTGGGGGAATTGCAGGCGATTTAGAAGCAGTTGAACCGCCTACACCAACAGGCGAAGTTGCCCCGGGTGATATGCAAGGAATGAGTCCAATGGGCGGCCCCCAACCAGGAGCGGCAGCAGGAGTAGCACCAGTACCCGCAGCAGCGCCGGCTTAATTAGGTATTTTGGTTAAATAATACTATGCTACTTAACGAACTATACGATCCTGCAAAACCTGGCTACCATTCTTCAGCAGAAGATAATACTCCACTCAAGCTGTCTGATCTACGTAAAACAAGATTAACATTAGGCGATCTCAATCGCCTACGTATGGCCAGTGATGTACGCAAAGTCGAACACGAACACAAGTTAGAAAAAATCACCAAGCAGTATAAACCTCCAGTAGCTGCCGCAGGACCAGTATAGTCCTGAAAATTCTTCAAAAAAACACCATTTAACCCCATAATCTACGTATTTTAGTAAATAAAATACAGCCATATTATTATAAGGAGTTCCTAATGAACAAATATGAACAGCTAATAGAACACATTATAAACGATGACGAAGCGAAAGCTCGTGCATTGTTTCACGACATTGTAGTAGAAAAAAGCCGAGACATTTACGAAAGCTTAATGGACGAAGAGTATACCGAAGAAGACATTGGTGGGAATCAAGTTCAAGGCTTGGTAGACGAAATCGCTATGGACGAAACTGACGGCATCGGTGAAGGCAACGACGAAGATGACGGCGATTTAGACATGGGCGACGAAGATCCAATGGACAACATGGGCGACATGGGCGACGAAGGCGACCTTGAACAAAAAGTTATGGATCTCGAGTCAGAATTAGAAGCTCTAAAAGCCGAATTTGAAGCACTAATGGGCGATGACGAAGGCGACATGGGCGACATGGGCGATGATAACGACATGGGCGACATGGGCGATGATAACGACATGGGCGACATGGGCGATGATAACGACATGGAAGCCGATGATGAATTTAAAATGATGGAAGCCGATGATGACAACGAAGAAGATAGAGAAATGACCGAAAGCCGTCGTCCTATGCAAAAAACAGCAGTTGATCTAATGCGTGAATACGTAGAGAAAATCAACACACACAGCAACACTGAATTTACTCCAGTAGGCACTGGTGCAGGTGGCGACAAGCCAGCTGGCAACACCAAGAACCCACTTGCTGGTAAAAACGACATGGGTGGTAGCGCAGCTAATATTGCAAAAGGCGGAAATGAAAGTGCACCAGATGGTCAACGTCCGCATGGCAAAGCCGGCGGCTTTCTTAAAGGTGCACAAGAAATTGATGTAGCAAAACGCAATGTTAACAAGCCAGGCGGTAACAAAGGCGCACAAAACTGGTATAGCAACAAAGCTAAAGCTAAATCTGGTGAAGGCCAAACTACTGATGGATCAGTTCCAGTTCAGAAGAAAAGCATTGAACCAGGTGGCAACTAAGTTAGGGCAATAATATGGCTTTGTACCTAAAAGAGAATCTTACCTTTGACCATGCAAAAATGGAAGTCTTGACTGAAGATTCCGAGCTGGGCGAAGGTAAGAAGTTGTATATGAAAGGGATATTCATTCAAGGAGGCGTTAAAAATGCCAACCAACGTGTTTATCCCCTTCATGAAATTTCTAAAGCCGTGAATCAGATCAATGACCAAATCAAAGAAGGACACAGTGTTCTTGGTGAAGTTGATCACCCTGATGACTTAAAGATTAATTTGGATCGTGTAAGCCACATGATTGAAGGTATGTGGATGGACGGTCCGTGCGGATTCGGCAAGCTAAAAATTTTACCAACACCAATGGGCAAACTGGTTGAAGCTATGATTACTTCTGGTGTAAAGTTAGGTGTTAGCAGTCGCGGAAGCGGTGAAGTAAACGAAAGTACAGGACATGTTAGTGGTTTTGATATTATTACCGTTGACATTGTAGCGCAGCCTTCGGCTCCAAATGCATATCCCAAAGCAATCTATGAGGGCTTGATGAATATGCGTCACGGACACCGAGTGTTAGATGTGGCTCGTGATGCCACACAAGATCAAAAAGTACAGAAGTACCTGAAAGAAGGCATTACACGCCTTATCAAAGACCTTAAGTTAAAATAGGAGAAACCTGATGTTATTAGATGCTATCAAACCATTGGTAGACAGCGGCATCATAAACGAAGATACGCAACAGGCGATCACGGAAGCGTGGGAAGCAAAGCTTCTTGAAGCTCGTGAAAGTGTTCGTGCAGAACTTCGTGAAGAATTTGCTACTCGCTATCAGCATGACAAACAAGTTATGGTTGAAGCTCTGGACAAAATGGTAACTGAATCTCTACACAGTGAACTTGAAGAGTTTGCAGCAGAGAAACAAGCATTAGCAGAAGATCGTGCGAAATTCAAAGTTCACATGATGGAAAGCAGCGAAAGGTTCAACAATTTCTTAGTTGGTAAGTTAGCCGAAGAAATTAAAGAACTACGTGAAGATCGTAAACAATATGAAAACAGTGTTAGTAAGCTTGAATCATTTGTGATCAAATCACTCGCAGAAGAAATTCAAGAGTTTGAGCAAGACAAGCAAGCAGTAGTTGAGACAAAAGTTCGTCTAATTGCTGGTGCTAAAGATAAACTTGCCGAACTGCAACAGAATTTCATTGCTCGTTCTGCAGAACTTGTTAAAGAATCAATTACCAGAAAACTGGAGTCAGAAATGACTCAACTCAAAGAAGACATCCAACTTGCTCGTGAGAACATGT